TATGTTTCCGTTCGGCATCGTACATCCGCATTTGCGTTTGCCCCAACCTCTCAAGAAAATAGTCCGCTTGTTCCCAGTATTTATCACGCTCCGCAACTAACTCAGCGTGTCCCGTCTGCCAGATGTGACAACTGCGTACAGCCTCGTCACGTTCGCGTTCGATTCCTTCTAAACGCTCAGACTGGAGCTTATATAGGTCGCGTCTGAATTCTAAATCAGCCAGTGTTCTGTCACGTTCCCGCTCTAGTTTTTGTGACAAAAACACAATTGGATTTTCGTATGTGATTTTATCGGTTCCTACATAGTGGTCCTCCTGCAAGAATTTTAAATGTTTATTTTCTTTCACGCACTGGTCTGTTTCTGGTGTGTCGCTCATGGTTCGGTTGTGGTTAGGAATTGCAGGGCTGTGTCTATCTTAATTAAAAATTCGCAGTCTCCGCAATGGCAGTCAGGATCAGGGATTTGACCTCCGTAGCCAGAGCGTATGTTGTGCAATATTTTCGCTAGCCTGTCCCGCTGCTCGGTGACTTTCGACAATTCGCTAGGCACATGATCGCGTAAAAATTTGTCGCATTCATCCTGCGCGTTGACCTCATCGTCGCGGATTTCTCGCAAAAGTTCCCTCGCCTCATTCCGCTCGCGTTCTAACCTTCGGCAAAAGGACGACAATATAGGGTGTGCTGCGTTGCCTAAATTTTTTTCGATATGGTCTGTTTCTGGTGTGTCGCTCATGTCTTTGTTTCATTAACTATTTTATCCAAATCGCAACGCAAGCACCCGCCGTTTGGCAACGGGTCGCTACAAACGCACTCAGAAATGTCCCGCCAATAGGACAACGCCCTAAGGGTTTTTTCTAATTTGCTCTGCTCGGAAGCGAGTTCTTTATTTAGTTCAGCATGAAATTTCAAGCTGGCTATTAGTGAGTCCCGTTCCTGAGTAAGTATAATGTTCTCAACAACTTGTGACGCAATGATTTCGCCAGAGTTATTTTTAGTCCTCTTCATCATTTCAATAGCGTCGTTTCGCTCGCGTTCCAATTGGCGGCAAAAATCCAGCGTAAATCCGCCCATCGACCTTGCCTGATGCTCGCTGTCTGTTTCTGGTGTGTCAGTCATTTTGTTTTCTCCCATTTTCCTATTGTCTTTAAAAAGGCTTCTGCGCGTTGGGCTGCGGTGGCCATTGCTACTTTAGCAATTTCTCGATGTTCTGGGGCGTACAAACTAACTGTTTCATTATCTTTTCCTTTTAAGAAAGACCCATAATTACTTATCTGATCTTCGGTTAGAAGTTTCTCCGCTTCGTGCATCGCGTTGAGGTCGTTAAGGTAATCGGGGTAGTAACCACAAAGGTGGCGACCATCTGGAGTGACAGTGGTAAACTCAGGAGGATCATCTTTGCCGTGGTAATACTCGGGGATAAACTGCCAGCCACAAGCTTCCGCGATGGCGATTCTTTGTTGTTCTTCAGTCATACAATTAGTAGTTAATAAGGTTCACCGTGCCATTCACAATCCTCGCAGATCCAGCCCAACGTGTGGTGGTTGATCTTGATTCTGCCGCAACTACATTCTTGTGTCCGTTCATCTTTGCGACGGTAAACATTTGAGTACGGTGCTGTATAATTCTCATGCAGATGGTGGTTTGTGTTGCACCAATTACTAGCACCGCCGTAATACTGATCTCCTTCTTGTATACGCTCACCCGCTTTAAGAAAACGGTACTCTGTTTCAACAGGTTGTTCTGGCTCTTCGGCAGGAATTTCAACGGGTTCAACTTTGCGGCGGTACTTACACGCTTCAGTATTATGAAGCGACATATGCCCAATATTCGTAAAAAACCAATGATCTATTGATTCAGCATAGAACTGGTCACCGTCTTGGATTAGCTCTCCTACTTCAAGAAACCTGTACTCTGTGTATGGGATAGGCGTAGACTTATCCATTTTGCTAATTGGCGTATTAGGTGGCTTTACGTTACGGTCATCCTGCAACGTGCCACAGTGGTAGGCATCCAGTAAGATGTTACAGCTACAGGCAACGTGCGCCAGATGACTGATACCTGATTCAGGGTCCAGAGTTTCACCGTCCCGCCAAGCGTTTAAATGACGCAGGATAGCGTTAACGTACGTCGAAGCACATACGCCAGTTTTGCGCCAATTATAGGGACCGTACTTGTCTGAGCCTAACTTGTGTACCCAAGCGGTCTGCTCCATCGCATAGGATGGGATTAAACTTAACGGAGTCTTTAACGCACCTGCTGCGCCTTTGGGATCGTTTGGATTCATAGTTGCGAGTTTAATTTGTAGTTGCGAGTTTAAATATCTGTTACTTCTTTAGAAATTTCACGTAGTTCGGTTAATGCGCCAATAAGCCAGTCGAGATCTGCTCTTAAATGGTTTTCTTCCATTACTAAGCTTGTTCGATCATCATATCCGTTAATTAGAAAACTCCCGTCAAACTTAACGCGAGCCGTATAGTCTGCGTATTTCATCTTGTAATGTGCGTATCCTGAACCCGTAGAGTTATCAACGGTGTCGTTGCGTTCCCAATAGAAGTATTCTGGTTGTACTTGGTTCATGGCTTTGGCAAGTCATCATCGTTGCTGTTCCGTCTAATGGCTGCGTCCCATAGGTATACGATACCCAAGATGCCTAAGCTCCAGAGGAGCGCGAATATTAGTATTTCGTTCATAGTGTTTTTGTTTTAGTGTTGGAATATCCAATATGGATGTTTTCAGCGGCTTAAACGGAGCCGTCCGTTTTCGTCATAGTACCAGTATTGTTCGTGCATAGAATGGTCAGCGAGCGGGGTTGTCTACCCGCGTTTTCCAGTTTATCGGTCTGGATGACTTCGTTCAGTCCATCGCTGTTTTGTTTTTTATCAAAAAGAATGTGTATTTCTAAGTGCCGAATTTTGGCAACCAACTCCATGTACTTCTTAGCGGTGGCAGCGTCGATGGCGAAAGTTAATTCTTTTTCCAAGCACTTAGGACACTCCGAACCGCCCCTGCTAAACTCTTCGCATCCTTCGGTAATGCAGGGCGAAAAAGTGGTGGGCCAGCGCGGGTACTGGCGTTGTATTGCATTGAATAGAAATTCTTTGTGGTGCGTCTTCATGGCTTTCCTCTGTAGTAAGGGTGTTGTTCAATTTGTGCGTACAGTTGTTCGCTTTCCAGATGGTTATCTTCTGTAACCATCTGGTGGTACTTCTGTAGCAACAATTCCAACGATTCGGGTTTCTTGATTGAATCGTATGCTGCCCGAAATGCTTCACCCTTTACCGCTCGCGGCAAACTTCCTTTTCCTGCTCCAGTTCCAAAACTCATTGCCGCCAAAATATAATTCTAAATTGCGTTGGCAAGAAAAATCGTCACGTTGTTTCAATAAATTCTAATATTCCTCCAATCCATTGGTCTTTCACACTATTCCAAGTGAAGTTTTGAAGTGCGTTTTCCCTAATAATTTTAGATTCTTTTTCAAATTCATCTGGATTTTCCTTCCAGAACTTCAATACATTTACTGCCATTTTAATGTATTCTTGCTCGTCAAATGTTTCCGTCATTACTCCACCACCGTTACACAATACTTGCGGGGCTAATCCAGCAGGAGCTGCAATAATTGGTATCCCACATATTGATGCCTCTAATAAAGGGGTCGATGCTCCTTCGTATATTGATGTCATCATATACACATCGACTTGTTTATACATCAAATCCATTGCTTGGAATGGTATATTCCCGCGCATAATCAACGGGACTCCGCTCAATTCGGATGATGTCACGGCAAGATGACCCCTCTTTGTATCCATTCCCTGACCTTGAGTAGAATCAAAGTGGGTGAAATATCCTAAATTATTTACAGACTTTCTTGTAAAGGTAGACTGAGGGAAGTTGTTTTCGTCTACCCCCAATTGAGTTAAAACCAATTTATTAGATATCTTCGGAACTTCTTTCTTCACTGCGTGAACTGTATTAGGAGATACGCAAAGTATTTTTTTAAATACATCCATGTCTTTGAATAGTAATTCACGATCTACCAAGTTTTTAAGCCGCGATTGTTTTGAATTAAATGTGTAGTCAGCTACTTGCTGCGGGCCGTGGCATACTGGTAATATTTTTTTAAGTACTTTGTCACTGAATGCTCCGCCAATAGCTTCTTGTGCAGAGTTCATGTCAACCAATATTGCATCATAGGCATCTGCAAGATTATCAAAATCATAATAATTAGTATCGAAGGACCAATTGATAAATGTAAAATTAAACTTATCAGATAAGTTATTTATCAAATCCCAATAAACTCTTGCATGACTCCACAGCCCCATTCCGTAGATTAGTATTTTTGGTTTTCTCATATTATGATTGTGTGTATGTATTGAAATACGCCGCCCCAAAACATCCAGACTGGGATAGCTGGATGACATCACCAGTAGAACCTATAGCATCATCAAGAAATTTTTTAGTAATCTCTTGCGGATGTCCTTCATGCGCGGGAATGTCTACCCATTCAAAGATTCTTAATGTCTTCGCGGATCGTAATGCATTTGCAATAATTTTAGCGGGATCGTCCGTATGTTGTAAGCAATTATAAATCCAGCATTCATCAAATTTACCATCGTTGAAATCCTCTCCCCGCATCACAAAACAGTTTATTCCTTTAGTTTTATATCTTGCATACGTCCACGCAGGATATTGTAATGGGTCAACTACTAGAGCTTCCCCTATGTTTATTGTCTTCAATAACATTGAGGTCGGGCCACCCCCTATGTCAACAATGGATCTACCATGCACGTTAAAAGAATAACCAACTTTATCTAGCCCCATGTAGCTAGCGTAAACATAGTGTTTTTGGTCTTCGTCAAATGTGTTGGTGCAGTCTCCCCAGTATTCAGATTCAAATTTATAATCACTCATAATTATTTGCATGGATAGAATCTGTAGAGTGCGTCAAGATCGTTTCCATCTGAATACCATCCGCGTCCTTCATAAACGTCTAGCACATCTTGAAAATATTTTTCGTACATAGGTGCTACTCTATCCAAAGTGAAGTTCTCGCCAAACGCACGGCAGTTGGATGGTTTGATATTGTCGATGCTTCTGATCGCGTCAACGTAATCTCCCATTGTACGGCAACGGTATCCAGTCACTCCGTGAATGTTGTTTTCTGCAAAGGCTCCCCAATCATTAGTTAAGGTTGGAGTGCCACTCAACAAGTTTTCAATCTGAACTCCACCAAAAGGCTCGATATACATCGAAGGCAAAAACGATGCCTTAGCTTTTGACATAAGCTTTTTCCTTTCCTCTACTCCGACATAACCGACGTACTCCACGTTGTCGGGTAACGGATAATCTTTTTCTTTTTGACCCGCTATCACTAGCTTCACACCCGCTAGATTTGTTGCCTCTATGGCTATGTTAGCACCTTTTCCTGCGTACACTCGACCCGTGAACAAAAAATAATCTTCTTTTTTCTCTTCAAAAATAAAATCATCGGGATCAAAATAGTTTGGTATGACAACATGATACCAATCTTGTTTGCAATGTGCGACGTTTTCGATGCCGCCGTAAGCATGGTAAATTGCATAGGATTCAAAGATTTTCCAACGCGCCCATGATCCGTGAGGATAACCAATTCCCGCCTCTACACAAATTAAATCTTCATGCGCGTCACAAATAGGTCGAACTCCTGCCCCCCAAAACGGAAGTATGAAATCATTTTTCTTTTTCCTAGCGGAGATTTCTCGGATAGCGTTTGAGAAGAAAGTTTGGTAGCAATTATCTTCAAGATCGTATTTGAAAAACGTAGTCCTCCAATCCTGTCCGTAGCATTCTTCCTGTATTTTATCGCTTACAACAGTGACGTGTTCGGAACAGATTAGATCTGATCCTTCGGCTCCATAGTGAATTACTTCGTGACCGCGTTGTGTCATCATTTTACCAAACTTCAATACTTTTTGTGTGTAAGCACAAGCTACGTAGTCTGCGTTTGTTTTTGTATGGGGTACGCCCAAGATGTGGAATCTCATGTTGTTGTTGTCTGTGTTTTTGTTTAAGCTCCGTGGAGGTTTTCCATGTTTGATATTTTCACGCCGATTGATTTCATCACAACTTCTTCAATGGAGCCAGCGGAAACGAGAATTTTTTGCAGTGCGTCAGTCTTCGCTCCGTTGCGGTGTATTCGGCCTAACACTTGCAGGTAATCCTTTGCGTTGAATGTGGGCGAGATAAGAGAGATGCGCGGGCGGTTGCCGTTGACATCGTGCAGAGATAGTCCAGTGCCGCCAGCGGCGATGTTTACGACAAGACAGTGATCTTCGTCGGCTTGAAATCGGTCGATGGCAAGTTGGCGTTCAGCGGCGGTTTGCCGTCCGTCGATCTTGCGGCAACGTAATGACAGGCACAGAGCATCTACGGTATCGCAAAAGTTTACAAAGACCACAACGCTATTCCCGCCGTTGATGTAGTCTCCTGCGATCTCCGCCAGATCGGGAGCCTTAAATGATTCGGCAAGCTGACGGGCTTTGAGTATGTTCACCAGAGCGTGTTCGCTATTTGATACGCTGCCCAACTCAATAAACTCTTGAATGATTGCTGGAGTGATACCCAAATCGGTGTAGGCTTTATCAATCTTTTTCCAATCGGAAAAATGCGTTGGCTCGACAAAGACCCGATTCTCGCGAAAGGAATCAGGGAAGTCTTTTGGCGTGAGCTTATGTCCACTTACTCCGTAGATCTGCTTATTCAAATCTATAAGTTTCTGTTTATTGCTTAACTTCCAACCGCCCCATGAATCTTGATAACATCCGTTCATCATCATCCATGAGAACCAGCTTTTCAGATCTCCTTCTGGCTTGTTGAGTGAGTGCAGTCCCAACGCGTATCCTAACGGGCGCATCTCTGTTGGATCTTCCGCAGCGGTGGCGGACATCCCGTGTACCGTAAACTCCTGCTGTACGAGCGAAACGATGAGCTGCGCGTTCTGAGTATATGGGCCTTTCGCTTTATGTATTTCGTCTACAAGTACGATAGTGCCTTCTGGGAGATCCCAACGCATGATCTTCTTTCCAGCTTTGCCCAACCATTTAGTCTTGCCTCCGCGTAGTTTCTCGTAGTTCAGGACGAACAACGGCGTTACGCCGTGCGCTTCGCACTCGCGCTCCCATGCAGGAACGACGGCTTTCGGACAGATGACGGCAAACGGGCGATCCAAATCCTTAACAAGATGTACGGCTACAACGGTCTTGCCTGTGCCTACGCTGGAGCTATCCAGCGTATTGCCGCCACAGCGGATACGTTGCTCAAAAAATTCTTTGGTTTCTTTCTGCTTCGGGAATAGTGTTTTCATTCGGAAGAAGCTCTTACTTTATCCCAAGCTGACCTGCAAGAAAAAAGTTCAAGAATTTTCTGGGTAGCGTAAAAAGATCGGAGTCTGCTCGCCGACATATGCGCCGATCACGTTGTACTCAAAGTACTCGACCGCCTCTTCGTAGTCCATTGACTCAGCAAGAATGTCAAGGCACTTTGCGTAGTCGTATACGGCGACAGGCGTGTTGAACTGCACGCCGATTCCTACGAACGCTTCGTCGAAGCCAACAGCCGTAAGTACTCCATCTCCGTCAAAAAGTTCCATAACCATATCATCAATTTTACTCATAGTAGTGTGTGTCGTGTATATTGTGCAATCAAGAAAGCGTCGATAATCCCGTCATGCGGGACGGTGCATCGTTCGTTCTTGCGCCAGTCTTCGCCAGCAACAAGTTCGTTCGCCTTACGTAAGGCGTAAATTTTCGTTTGGGATTTTGGGACTTTGCCCAACATCTTTTTCTGCCAGTCCAGCACTTGGACGGGCTTGACTTTTAGATCGTGCGACTCGCACATCCCCATTATCTTGCCGAATGATATGCCCATTGAGCGCATAGCTTGCGAAGACTTCGCGTGCTTCAACGGCTCCTCAATCGCGATTAAGGGTTCAGTGTACAGGTTACGAATCCAGTAGTAGATCTTTTTAGAATCTACTTCACGCTTGCCCGCTCGCAGGAATGTTGGCATCGGCAACTTGTCGATGATCGATCCGTCGTGCTTTGAGATCGCACAGAGTCCGCCGTCGAGTCCGTTGTCGATGCCGATGATCACTTTAGATTCTTTGCTGGAGGATCAATTGAGTCAATAACATCGCATCTTACGATCAAACCGTTACCAATTGCAGGAGCAAATATCTCGCTATACTTTTTGCATCGGGAAAAGAAATCTATTTCGCGAGCAGATGTGGGGATTATTCGATAGAATTCTCCCGTAACTTCATCGGCATAGTATGACATCTCGTCAGAGTTCTCATGTTTCTTTTGGAAGATTACTTGCGGATTTTGGATTGCTATTTTAGCAGTAAACCGTAAGCGTTTTGGGAATAGTTCAATCATTCTTCTGATTCAGGTTGGATGTCAATTATTGTTGTTTTTTTTCTAACTATTCCGTCGCTCTTATTGGCGGCTGAATTATTAAGAATGGATATGTCGATGTGCATATTGCTAGTTCCGCCAGAGCTTTTAGAGTTAAGTCCTAAATTACGTCGGATTAGTTGGTCTAGTTCGGAAAGTTCACGGACAGATCTCGGTCCACGTAGATGGCTCATCGAGTCACGCAGCAGCTTGATCGAAGCCGCCGCGATGTAGTGCTGGTACTTATCCGCTGGACTGGCTTGCGATTCGGCTATGTCGAGGATATCTTTCTCTTCTGCCAGAGCGGCATCGTGCTTCAATATTCTTAACGCTTCGTGCGTAAGATCATTGGGGTTTCCTTCAAAGACATCATCATGCATTTCGGAAAACTCCATGCCCGCCGCATCTTTAGGGATCATCGAAGCAATCGGAACATCTTTCAATCCTGCTTGCTTAATCCATACTCCTACCGTGTTAAGATGGACTCCAAGATCGCGTGCGATAATCGTCTGCTTGTATTTGTCCTTATACATTTGCAACGCACGCTTCTTTAGCTCAACAGATTTGGCTTGATTGGATCGTTTCGGTTTGTTTTCTTTAGGGTTGCTGCTCAAGATGGGATTAGATATAGTTACAATGTAATTCTTTACAACAAAAATAATCAAATAATTGAAAATAATCTGATGCAAACAAAAAATGTTCTGGAACCTAGAATCAATCCCACAACAAAAAAGATGGATGTTGGAGGTCTGGAGATCAGACCAACGAGTTTAATCACGGCATTGCTGTACGGTTTTGCGAACCATACGAAGCCCATCGCTAAAGAATATTATTTCTGGCGCATCTGTGACGAGCTTTGGAATCGACCTGACATGGCAGAACAACTAATGATCCGACATCCGTGGGCAGATCGGATGATTAAAGCAGCGATACGGAATAAGTATCTTGCCATCGGAGGATCGGCATCCAGCGGGAAATCGCATACGATGGCTGCTTGGGGCATCGTGAACTTCTTAGCGCAACCGCGTGACACGTTAGTGCTGCTAACGTCTACAACGCTACGCGAAGCGCGTAAACGGATATGGGGTTCCGTGATCAGCTTGCTGACGGTGCTTGAAGATGCACCCATCAGGATTCGGGATTCCATTGGCAACGTCGCTTACATCAATGAGAACGGTGATCTTATTGAGAAGGCGGGTCTTTCGCTGATTGCGGCGGAGCGGAGTAAGACACGCGAAGCTATTGGCAAGTTCATCGGTATCAAGCAGAAGCGCGTCATTCTTATTGGAGACGAGCTTTCTGAACTGAGCGAAGCCATCCTGAATGCTGGACTATCTAACTTGTCTAAGAATCCAGAGTTCCAGATGATCGGGATGTCCAATCCGAATAGTCGGTTTGATGCATTTGGAGTATGGTCAGAACCAAAAAGAGGCTGGGACGGCATCGATGTCCAAGTCGATGATGAGTGGGAGACAAAGTGGGGTGGTAAATACATCCGATTGGACGGTGAGCGTTCTCCGAACATTCTGGCTGGTGAAGTACTGTACCCGTGGCTTCCTACAGAAGAGAAGCTGGCGGAAGACAAAGCCTTATTGGGTGAGACATCGCGTGGATATATGCGGATGGTCCGCGCCGTCTTCTTCGATTCGGAAGAGACGGAAGGGATTTACTCCGAAGCAGAGTTGTCGCGCAGTCAGGCATTCCACAAAGTTGAGTGGCAGGGAAGGCCGACTCCGATTGCAGGGATCGATCCAGCGTTCACCAACGGTGGTGACCGAACGATTCTTTATACAGGACTTGTCGGGTACAATAAGGACGGACATTTCGTGACAGAATTGGGCGAAGCCATCCACTTGAATGATGACGCTAGGAATAAAGCTATCCCAAGAACGTATCAGATTGTACAACAAATCAAAGAACACTGCGTCAAACGCGGCATCCTGCCTGATAACATTGCGGTGGACAGTACGGGAGCAGGTGCGCCCTTCTGCGACGTTCTGGCGGGAGAGTGGTCACCTGCCTTCTTGCGGGTCAGCTTCGGCGGCAGAGCGTCTGACAGGCGTGTAAGTGCCAACAGCCAGCTTACGGGAGAGGAGCTGTACATAAACCGTGTATCCGAACTCTGGTTCGTCGGCAAGGAACTCATCAGAACGAAGCAGTTGTTTGGAATCAATGTTGATCTTGCCAAAGAGATCTGCGCCAGAAACTACGAGTTGGTCAAAGGAACGTCGCTGCGCGTTAAGATCGAATCAAAGATCGAATTCAAATCGAAGTTCGGAAGATCTCCCGACTTAGCGGATGCCGCGTTCCTCTGTCTCGATTTGGCGCGACAGCGTCATGGCATGGTTGCCGTAGAGCCTTTCGAGAAAAAGGATAACGGAAGCAGGATGCAGCGTCCGACCATCGCTTCGCTCCGCAACGCTTTAGCGAACGACGAATCCGTTATTTATGACTGATCTTGCAATTCGCTATTTGCAAGATCGTGTATTTACATTGTGAGTAAACTGGCATTTCATACCCCTATTATAAACTCCTACGTTAGTTGGAGTTACATTGCTTCTTGAGAATCAATGTAACTCCAGTTAATAATAAAGTTTATATTAAAGGGAAAATTTAAAGGCTACTCACAATGTAAATACACACCCAACAAAATTATACAGTATTGACAAAGTAAGTTTGTTGCGGTAATTTTGTGTATGGCATCCTTTGTTTCAGCTTACACAGCCCCAAAAAATGATGAGGAGTTGGAAAGGCGAAAAGTTCTTGCGGCTTCTCTTAAAGAGCTTGCGGCATCATCCGAACAATCTCCAGAAACTGGGAAAGGGTTAATGGAGGAAGCTAAAAAAATTGGCTTAACTGAAAACAACGTAAAGGGTTTGTACGATCAATACGCGAATCCAAAACCTAATGCTGAAGAGAAGCCAGCCCCAATCGGAACTCAACCCGTAACCCGTTTACTAGATCGTTACGATGAAATGCAGCGTTCCCCGACGGGGACTTTTGGTTTGAGCGCACCTCCGCGCAGTCTTGAATCTGATTCAGGAAAAGCTTTCCGCATGGCTCGTAAGCTTGGACGGATGGGCTTTGGACAAGCGGGAGCGCAATTGGCAGCTATGGGAGCCGCCAAAAAACTAGCAGGTGAGCCTTCAATTAGGAATCAAGCATACATCGATCTTAACGAAAAAGCAAAGAGAGCAGCTATTAGCGAAGCGGAAGCTGATGCTGATTTTAAAAAGAAACAACGCGACACGCTAAATAGAATACTTGATCAACAGAATAAAGATCTTGATGCAGGTACGTTCGACTACACCAAGTACGCTAACACCACCAATGGCTGAGTTCTCCTACGATTCTTCCATTGCTCCGATGAAGGGCAACTTCTTTTCAGATGTGGCGGCAAGTAGAGGTCTGACCACTGGTGCTGCCAGCTACTTAGCGAGCAAGTACACTACGGAAGTAGACCCTTACGTCCAATCTCAAATCAAGACTCAAGAGGATATGCTCAAGTCGCAGTACCAACAAATTGCGTTTAAGCGTCAACAGCTTGACCTGATGAGTGCCGCCGACGAAGCCAAAGCGCAGCGTGAAGCGTTAGAGACATTGCCAAATGATCTTCAAATAATTACTGGAATCGTTAACGATCCAAGTAAGAACAGCTTTGAAAAACTTTCAGCTGTTGGTCAGTATAAGATGGAGAACTCTGGTCGCCTTACTCGCAACAAGAGCCTTATCAATCTTGTCTCTTCTGCTGAGGATACGCTTAGGAACAAAGACGAAACGGAGAAACAGAAGACGGCGTTAGGATACGCGCTCGCAACACAAGGACTGCCCGAAGCCGTTAAAGGCGTATTCGGTGGCGATGTCTCTGAAGGTACTGGTAAGCAGTACTACGAAGCTGCCGCCGCTATCAACAAGCAGCAAGAAGATTCCGCTAAAAGCAGCGCAAAATATAAGAGCGATCTTAATATGCGGGAAGAGGAAGAGAAAGCCAGAACACAACAGATGACTGGGCAACTCGCATTCCTGAATCGGAATCTTGCACAGTTAGATCAAATGGCTGCGGCAAAAGAAGAGGAAGGTTACGCAGTCGGTTCTCTCAAAGACGGATCGGCAAAGGCTCCTGTTTCTAAGAATGGAGTGCCGCAAGCCGCGCCATTTACATTTAAGCCAGAAGATAAAGTTCAGTTAGAAGAGATCATACGAACACAAAATCCTATGATCGAAGATGCTGATCTATCAAAATATACATCGGAACAATTGTACCGTAACGCTTATCGCTCCACAACTGGAGCAATTAAAAGACTGGTAGGAATACCAACATCGGGAATCGCGGATAAATTTAAATAACACCACTAACAACTAAACTGTTTCTGCTATGCCAGAGCTTGAAGACTTACTCAAAACGCCTGACTTTACTTCGTTTAAAGATTGGGAGCCGCAAAATAATTCGGGAGACGCTATCGAGAATAGGAAAGGATACGCTGACTATGTTCGCGGAGAATACATCAAATCAAATTCCTATAATCGCACCGTTGCAAACGAGATCGACATTGCAACCAGAGACAAAGCTGCTGAAGCTGGATTGATTGATCCAAATAACAAAGAGGAAGTAGCCTCTTTGTTTACGACTAAAGAGCCAGATCTTGACACGAAGCTGATGATGATGGCGGACGCAATGGATACGAGTGATCCTGAATGGGCGGCTGCAAATCGTTACTTGACTTTTAAATCTGTCCATCAAGATCTTGATAATCTAGCTCCCGACTTAATTCCTTCGCGTGATCGTTATAAGCAAGAAGCCGAAGAAGCTGCCATAAAAGGATTTGATACAGCAAAACGCATCAAAGTACTTAACGGAGAATTGCCACTCGCTAGAGTAACTAACGAAGATGGCGAACAAGAAATCATCGCTGGATCGATGATGGATTCGATGAACCTTTCCGAAGCTATCCGCTCCAGTAAAACAGGCGGAGTCGGTTTCTCAGACGCTCTGAACGTGCAGTCGCTACTTAGCACTCCGTTAGGATATAAAGCTCCACTATACAAAGTGGCACGATATAACGAAGCAGCCGCTATGATTGGCGAGATTGCCAAGAACGATGAGCAGACGGCTAAAGTTGTTGACTCTTTCGGGACATCTCTTGCGTGGGCTGATGAGAATGATAGAGAAATCTTTGATGCTCAGAAGCCTGACATCTCCGCCGTCCGACGTTCCCTCAACGCCAACCTTAAATCAGGCCATACGTTTAGTGACGAAGAAGTTGATAAAGCTCTTACGCAGCTAGCTTACCATTCCGCGAACGACCAGAACAAATTTAAATTCTATGAAGATGAGGACGTGGGTCGCAACGTCCGCAACGTCGGTTATGGTACGCCGTTAGTTTCTCCAGCACTGATGCTGAACAAGCCGCTGTTTGATAAAGCTCTAGCAGCGCATCCTGAGATTACGGAAAACCAACGGACTGCTTTGAACGCGCAGCGTGAAATCGCCGCAGCAAACTCGTTTGATAGCTACCATAAAATTTTAACGGAATCAACAATTTCAAGCGAATGGCTCAACACTTTACAAAGTGGACGTGCCAGCGGACAGAAAGATTCTGATACTCTTGAGCAATTCGTATCTAATCCAGATAACTTCGGTGAGCTTACAAGCCGCGTCGGTGGCGTTAAAGAATCTATTCTTGATGGTTTTGGAGAACTCGTAGCCGCCGTGCCAATGATGATGGGTGCTGATTGGGCGCGTGATTACATGGTGGGCAACATCAAAGAGAGGCAGAACCGACGGGAGGTTTCACGTATGTTCGGACGTGAGTACGGCATGGGTCAAGATTTAGCTGAGACAATAGCTCCTATGATTGTTGACATGGCTGCTACGACGCTTCTAGCTTTGGCAACAGTACCAGCTGCTGGAACAGGTGGTGCTGCATATCTCGCTGCGAAGCAGGGAGCTAGACTCACCGCTAAGGGATTGGTTAAAGGTTTGGTTAGCGGGGCGTTGCGCCAGCTACCAGAAGAGACAGCAGAAGCAGCGGCATCCCGCATTGCTGCTGCTGGCTTGATTAAAGAATCGGTTAAAGAAGCTGGCACAAAAGGATCGATGGCGGCTATCAACGGATTCAATAGCCAGCTGGCTAAAAAAGTCGGAGTCACTTCGGCAATGGCGATCCCCGCATTCAACCGTTCCGCTGGTGCTACCTATGCAGGTGTGTATCTACAGCTGGAGAACAATAAAGACATCACTCCCGAAGAACGTCACGACCGTGCGTTGGGAGCGGGACTAGCAGCAGGAGCAATTACAGGCTTAATCACGGGCGCGTTCGGAGCATTCGGGCATGGAGGTCTTGAAGACGCTATGCTTAAGGGTGCTACCCGAAGCGAACTCAAATCCGTTATGGCGCGTATTGCCAACGTCAGCGACATCAAAGACGAAGTCTTCAATAAAGTTGTTGCAGCAGAAATGAAGAACGTATTTAAAAAATACGGATCAAACTTAACCAAAGAAGTCGGCAAAGGGTTTGTAGACGAAGGAGGAGAAGAAGGTCTTGATGATTTTATTAACGGATTCATAACCGATGCGGCGACAGATCAGAACACTCCGTTCCTCAAGCGGCTAGAACAAGCGGGTTACTCTGCACTTCTCGGTGGGTTTATGGGCGCGGGTGTTCCAGCAATCCGCGTGGCTGCTGCGCCGATGTTCAAACAAAGCTCGCGAGAACGCCAGCTGGCTGTTGAAGTTGACTTCGCTAAAAGAGTCAGCTCTTCTCTTGAAGCCAGCGGCAGTCCATTAACGGCTCAAGCCGTATACGGAATCCTGTCAGCTCCACGACGCACACGCGCAAAGGCAGCTGAAGCACAGCTGAAAGCGTCGCGTCCTACTGCGACCGCTGAAGCTGCACCCGTTGAAGTTGTACCCACTGAAGCTGCGCCCGTTGAAGTTGTACCAGCTGAAGCCGAAGCTGCGGCAATCGAAGTGGCAGCAAAAGAAGTGGCAACAGAAGACGTAGCTAAAGCAGAGTACAAGACTCCCGATGACTACGACGTGATGCACGAACTCCTCACGTCGGATATTGCTTCCGCAGGAGAACTCACTGATCGTTTTGGTGATGTACTTAAAGTGACTGGATACGATCCAGAAACTAGAGAAGTAACTTACACGGATGAAGACGGCAACGAAGGGGCTACCGCTATCACGCAACTCGATTTGACAAACAATCAAGAAGCGATTGCAAAACAAAAACCGAAGATGCCGACGACGATAGCCGAAGTCGAAAAGATTTCTGCTGCGCTACACGCAAACACGTCACAAGAATCTGTTGCCTCCGCCATCGCAACCGATCCTGATAAGGCTCCAGATGTGGGGATGGATATTGATTCTATCCCGAATGAAACGGCAAAGAAGGGACGCAAAACTGCTGCCAGAAAAGGAGTTAGTCCTGTTGCCGCTCAGATGGAACAGAAAGAGGCATCCCTTAAAGAAGCATCAGCTGCCCCAACGGGACAACTTGAACTCCAGCTATCCGCCAACGGCGCACCACCAGTAAAAGTTCCGCGTTCCAGACGGAGCATCAAGAACCAAGACAAGACGGCTGATGCCGAACAGCTTGGACTTGATCCAATTCAAGAAGCTATCATGGAGAGCAGCAACCATGCTGGCTCTGTAGATGAGAACGAAGCTGTTGTTGAAGCCGCTGTTGAAGATACTGTCGCATCTGTCCCGATCATTGCCGCTGGCAAGAAGCCAACTAAAGCTAGCAAGAAGTCAACCAAAGTAGGAACATCCTTCGGGCAAGAGGTATCTGAGAAACCTGTTGCAAAAGTACCAGAAACATTTGACGAAGAAACATTTATCGACGACGAGTTTACTGGACAAGAAATCTCCACGCTTCAACGCCTAATCGGGTACGGGTTTCCCGTTCGCTTACAGGCGAAAGAACTACACGGATACCCGAAACGTGCATCCTACGACACAGGATATCTTGAGGGCAAGTCTGACTTGATAGCCAAGAAGACGGCTGAGATGTACAAGTCTATCGCCCTATCCGTACAGAAAAATTGGACTAAAGTAATAGGTAGCAGAGTAACTATATTTGATACTAAACTAAATAAGAAAACCCGAACTGCGCCTATAGGATATGTCAACGATAATGGTGTTGGTGAGTTCGACAACAATCCGTTGACGATGAAGGTACTGATGGAGAACAACCATCCTGTTGTGATACCTGAAGGGTTTGATCTTAGTAAGATCAATCCATCATTCCGATACAGCAAGCTAGGCAGCGAGCATATTCTTACAGACATCGTCAAAGTAAACCCCGCAACGGGATCGGGATTCGTATCGACGCTTACGAGACAGGATACCGTTCTTAGTGAGGAACCAGATTACGACTTCATTACGAAGGTAAGTGACTTTGAAAACTTGTTTAATAACAAGACGGCGGGCGAGCAAATTATCTCAAACCCGCTTAATCAAAGCGAAAAGATTACTCTCAGAGATGCGCTTAGTACCGTAACAAATATCCGTACTACCGCTATGGAGAAGCTCCAAGATCAGGGAGATCGAGATGCGGTGCGTGCGAATGCTGCTCGCTTGAGGCTCAGAAGAAGTAGAAATGAATCCAATGACATTATTGTAGGAGCAACTAAACCATTTTCTGGTTTATTAGATACCAACTTCCAAGAAACGGCGACGATTGCGTTCGATATGGCGTACCGCCGTGCGCTGCGTTTGCACGCCATGCGCTTGTCATTCGACAAATTTTCTCAGCGTGTCTCTGGAGAAGCTTCTCCTTCGCTTAAACCCGACAGAGTCAACGCAGCTATCAATGAGTTCATCGGATTAACAAAGCCAGAAGGAAGCAACCAAAAAGTTACCATCGCTACCCGCCTCCAAAAAACATTCGGAAGCGATGTGAATCCTGAAACAAATCCTGATCTAGTTATCGCTAACTTCATCAACAACCATATCCTCACCGCTCCTACCGTCCCGCCGACTTTTCGTTCTGTTGGTCAAAAAGTTGGCAATATGTATGCAGATCAGCAAAGAAGAAGAGACTTATTTGCACGCAGAGCATTGTTCCAGACAACGTCTCCAGACAAGCTCTCTAAGATTTCTGATCTAGCATACGATCCTAATCAAGAGGTATCTATCCAGCACATTACTCCTGATAAGAATCTGTTTAGCCCAGCGTCACAATTCACTAAGGGTTTGTTACAACGCACCGCATCGGATGCCATCGAATCCATCGAAGCTGATCCTGAGTTACGTACAGCGTTGGATAAACTATTACGTAGTACATTGTATAAAGGGAATAGTGCATTTGATATCAGCGGCATGACTTCGCAAGACGCGTTCAGTCAACTCGCATCGTGGATGGCGAGCGGGAATCACGCTACCAATCCCGAAGCCATTGCTTTCCAAAGAGGTCTTCAAGACGGTGACTATGAAAATGGCATGGCTCTGCGTGATGCGCTGAAGATCATGCACATCGCATCCAAATCAGTTACTGGAAGCATTGATCAAGATCCTGATTACATTGCAGAACTGGCAAGGAATCTTTCATCGTCATCTGGATTCACCGTAACGAACAGACAAGCCAGAGAGTTTGCTAAGTCAATCGGACAAGTAGCCACACGTTTGTTCTCGCGATCCTACGTGCGCGGAGAACAAGCACAGTTCGCACGCAATCTAAACGACGCAGATGTCGCAAGCTTAGGACTTAAGAACGGTGATCCACAATCCGTCATCAACGCTTTTAAGGTCATCGCCGCTACGGATACAGATCCGAACAAGAAGCTTCTAGCTAGACTCCTACTGGAGAACCAACCCTTTATCCGACAAGTTGCATTCTCATTAGACGAAGTCAGCTTACCATACGCTGGTCAGTTCGTAGTGATGGCAGACGGTACGTCAGCCGTATCGTTGAACTTGAATGGACACAACGGCAGAGGACTATCCGATGCGTTGATGCATGAGTATCTACACGCTTTCGTGAACAGAGTAGTGTCTGCTCCGACCGAACTTCAAACGGAAGATCAGCGTTCTGCTATCCAACGCTTGAACGGAATCCTGAATCTGGTACGTGATACCGCTGCCAACAACGGGATCGACTCACCGATGCTAACGGATGGTCTAGTTAATCTTAACGAGTTCATTGCACACTTCTTTACGTCAACCGATTTCCAGAATCTGGTTAAGACTCTCACGCCTCCAGCTAAACAACGTGGGTTCTTTGCTCGCGTTGTCGATGCGATTCTCGACGTATTCGGAATGGGCAAGTCAAGACAGTCCGCTTACCAACAGGCGTTCACGGACGTGATCGATCTCACACGTTCAGCTATTCACTCTGCGCCTAACGCTCCAAGCGGTTTGATCAACAAGCTCGCCGTCAAGTCAAGCGAGTTGCTGGCTAACGCGAAGAGTGTAGGCACTGCGTTCGGAGCTGTTACTGGAGACGGTACTGTTCTCAATAACGAGTACGCTGCCGCCGAAGCGGAAGAAGCCGCAGCAAAAACTGATGAGGATGTTCAGGTTTCTGATTTGATGTTGGATGTTGATCCCGCCAGTATCGCGTTTGATCCTACAACGGATACGAACAAAACGATGATCGAAACGATGAAGCGTTCGATGCTTCTTGTACGCCGACTGGTTCCTAAAGAGATTGCCTTACGATGGAACATCGACATACCGATGGCTGAAGTTGATCTTCAGACGGGAGTGATGTCGATGAATCCGCAGAGCGTAGCAGCACTCATCATCGGCAAGACTCCAGCGCAAGCGGGTCTCGCCATCAAGACAATGGTGGATGAGGAGATGCGTCACGTCGCTTCGTTCAACTCACTCACGGAATCTGAGATCGCCGCCATCGTCGATGCCAAAAAGGATTCGGACTTTGAAGAGATCGCGAACGAATACTATGGCAACGAAGCCAACCGTGCGCTCGCTCTTGAAAGACTTCGCAGTGAAGATCCTGATGTTTCAGGATCGGAGAAAGTACGTCTCGTTGAAGAACGCTTACGGATGCTGGCACAGAAAGTCCAGCGCAATACTACGACCGAACAAGACTACGCCTTCTGGAGAACTAACCCAAGCACATTAAAGATTCTTGGACGTTACTTAAAGAACATGATCAACCTGATGTTTGGTAATCATATCAACATCAATAACAAAGTTGCATCGTTCGTTCGCGGCAAGTCTGTTCTCGCGATGTCTGCCGATGAAATGCTAGCTGTCCAACGCATCGTCACTGAGATGCGTGCGCTGCAATCGGGATATCGTTTGTCTCCGAACTCAATGTCATTTGATCCAGAGAATCCATCCGACGTAGTTGGAATGTTCTCCAATCAAGTAGGCACATCATTCGGTGATCTAGCTGCCCAACTTTCAGAGGCTCCGTTCCCGATGTCTTCTCTCCTATTATTGCACGGGGCGCAAAAGGCTGCGGAAAAAGCTACGAACAAAGTTGTTGCCAATCAACTGGCGGAGATGGCTATTAAATTCTGGGGTGGTATAGTTACTAGCAACAGCATTACTCCAGAGCAGATGGCTATTATCACGGACAACTGCACAAGAGAAGTTGTTGCCGCGCTCAACGCTAGCGGGAGGAATGCCGCCGACTGGTACTCCACTGCGATTGAAGTAGCGATGAGTGTTGCTGCTGTTATCCATCCTGAACTCTCAGATGTCAACGCAGCGAGAGCTGTGCCAGCATTCGCTTCTGCTGCTGATCCAGTACAGGCAGCGAACTTCGCGATGCGAATGGCACTCGCCATCACTTCGCAGAACATCAACGTAGAACAGAATACTCAATACGCCGAAGAGCAATTTACATTGCTGAAGCGTGACGGACAATTTGACCCAACAATAAGCTACGGATCAAAAGCCGCAGCAATCAAAAGTAATCTCAATCTTGCAAATATTCTAGTTGCAAAATACGGATATGGAGAAGGAGAGATGTTTGTTAGAAAAGAGTTTACTGTTAAACAGTTGACGGTAATTGCAAGCGAGATCCGTGGCAAGAAGGTCACCGTCTCTGGAGCTAACGATGACAAAGTAAACGGAGCAGCAATCTTCGGTCCGAAGATCGGACAAGGATTCTTGCAGAATTTACTGTCGGTCTATGATCCTGTCACGGTTGATCTATGGATGCGGCGTACATGGGGTCGATGGACTGGCGATGTAGTCGGTGATGGCGTTACTGAAACTCGTCTGACTAACCTAATTCTTGGAGCAAAGGAAGCCAATATTCCTCTGCCTAAAAAGCTTAGTGACATCGCATTTGTTCCTGCCCTCAACGTCAAAGGCAAGCCGTTCATAGAAAAGGATGGCAGTACAAGATTAACGGTTGAACCCGCCGCAGTTGCCAGACTTTCAACTGATAAAAAATTCAAGGAACTGTGCGAAGATACCGCCCTCAAACTCAACGCCGAATGGGAACGTCAATACAAGTTATTGGCTTTGCCAATAAGCCAGAAGTTGTCCGATGATTTACTATCAGGTAAGATATCTTTAAACCAATACGTTAAGCTTACAGATAAGCTTATCGAAAAATCCAACGCAGAATACGCAGCACTATCAGCTAGCGGGAATCTTCCTCCAACTACGCGGAAAGATTGGATAGCAAAGAAAACAAAACAAGTTACCGCTGAGGCTAAAAAACAAAAGCTTACCGACGCTGAACGCAAAGTATTACTTAGTGATTTGCCAAATAAATTTGATGCGCTGGCGGCGAAGGACAAAACTCCGCGCATTACTGTTGAGCTATGGAGATTGCAGAAGTTCGCCAAAGCGGGCAGAGATATGGTTCTTACCAAAGACCAGATGAAAGAGGTTAAGCCATCATGGGCTAATGCCGCGAGCGTCATCAAATCAAAGCTCAATCCCATCGATGCACCGTCCGATCAAGATCGCAGAGTGATCACGAAGATTGTCAACAATAGCCGTTTACAATTGAAAGCGTTAGGATATGACACTACGAACGCAGACATCCAAGCCATCCTGTGGTATCCAGAAAAAGATCTTTGGGCAAAGCTAACAGGAAACGAAGAGAGCAACCTTAAACTATCTTATGACGAAGAATTCATTAACATCGCAACGCAACGCGGATTCGGAGACGAAGCCAGAACCATCGCAGAATCCATCAGAACCAATCGAACCCCACGAAATAGCGGAGGGGATGACGAACTCGCAACTGGAGATGCTACTGGACAAACTAATGTCTCTGTAGGTACATCCTTCGGTTTATGGGATTCTCCTTTGCAAGATATTACAAGCGCAGATACATCAATTAACGATAAAAAAACTGCTGCCACCTTTAGCAAAGTAAAGTTTGCTGAAGGTACTATCAATGCCGATATTGGAGGAGGTAGGTTTGATAACGCAACTGATGTGTTAAAAGCTCAAGGAGCAACCAATATTATTTTTGATCCATTTAATCGATCAAGTGAATACAATACAGCTGCTGCTGCTCAAATAAAAGATGGTCAATCAGATACCACTACAGTTAACAATGTATTGAACGTAATCCAAGAAGCAACGAACCGCGATAAAGTAATTAGGCAAGCAGCAAATGCTGTTAAGCCAAATGGAATTTCATACTTTTTATTGTATGAAGGTGATCGTTCTGGAGTGGGTAGAAAAACATCTAAGGGATGGCAAGAAAACCGAAAAACAAAAGACTACATAAACGAGATCAAAGCTCATTATGGTAATGTAATAGTAAAGAATGGGATCATTGAAGCGACAAATCCCATCAACGGTCGATCTGTTGTAGGCACATCCTTCGGTGATGTCTCACAGCTGCCCGCTCGTTTCGATGCGGACAAGATGGACTTCAGCAACTTCGTGCAAGCGTTGGAGATGCCGATGCTTGAAGTCGGTACGTACCGCTCGCCTAAAACAATACTCGACCGTCTCTTCAGAGGAGAACTTGACCCGCGCATCACCACTCTGAAGAACCATCGCGACTTCTTCAAGAGCGCAGCTGCAAATCTGGTTAAGAACTATAAGACTAAGCTCGATGGTATCATCGAGAAGGACTTCGGTTCTCTGGAGAACGCACCGCTTGATGACATCGCAGCCGCTATCGGATCTACACGCGGCACAATCTTGGATAAAGCTATCGTCGATCAGATCGAAGACACGTATCAGGCAGCACTTGAGACGATAGACATCGACACTACGCTCAACGCAAGGCAGAAGACGGCGGCACGGAAGATTGCCATCGATGACAAAGCGCAAGCCATCGATGCAGAACGAACAGCACAAGCCGATGCGATCCGTGCGGCACGCGATGCTGCACTGGAGAGTCTTGCGAAGCAGTCTCCTGATCTTGCACGACACATCGTACAACTCAGAACGCTAACCGATGAAGTATCTAATCGAGTAACATCTCTGTACGGATTCAAGCCTGAGCTTGCAGCTACATTCGATTCGCAGCTTGGCATCTACTTGACCCGCTCGTATAAGATGTTCCACGAAGTAGGATTCGCCGAAACGGTACGCAGCGATCCATCATACGAACCACAACGTCAGGCAGCGATGGACTTTTTTGGGAAGCAGTTCGTGGAGTATGAGACGGCACGACGTGTAAAGGCTGGCGAGACTCAATCCGACGCGGAGAACAACGCTCGTATTGATCTGGCAAACAAAGCTGCTAACGGAAGATCTATTGCAGAGAACGCTCTGGAGGAATTCATCTCGCACTACGAGAAGAAGGGCATCTCCACTCTCGCTGGATCGTCGATGTCTGAATCGTTCCGCATCCTTCTGAAGAACATCAAGCAGAAGAAAGATATACCAGAAGAACTTCGCGGTATCTTAGGAGAGTACGGTTCCGAATCAGGAGTTGACAACCTGCTCCGTTCGTTCGTAACCGTCTCATCGATGGCTGCTAACCAATCATTCTTACAACACGTTAAGACCATCGGAGTTACTGGCGGTTGGTTGATGACCAGAGCAGAGCTGGATGCGAAGCTAACGACTGACTACGATGCGTATAAGAACTACACCACAATCCGTCATGCTAAAGATGCATCCGCTTATGATCCATTGGGCGATCTCTTTGGACCTCCCGAACTTGTCGAAGGTCTGAACAAAGTCTTCTCTTCGGAATCCCGTAACCAGAACATGGACACCGCACAAGAAAGCGTGGCTAAGACGCTGAGTCTATTCGCAAAGCTTACGGGCGGAGCGATGGCGGCGAAGACATTAGGATCATTAGGCTTCTACATCCGCAACATCGCCAGCAACATCCTTTTCTTTGGACCTTCACAAGGCTTCTACAACTTCGGATCGATGCTCGGTACGGCACGCAAAGAGATTGGTTCTTCGCTCGCTGACCCAAATCAAATCGATGAGTACCATTCGGAACTCATTTCGTTGGGCGTAATCGGAAACGAAATCAAAGCCACCGTCATGGCGGATCTTCTGCGCGGCACAACCACAATCCAGTCTGTTGAAAGTCAGTTGGACAAGCTGATCAAAGCCGCCCATTCAGGGACGAAGCCGCTCACATGGCTGACGGAGAAGGCACAGCTTCTCGCGCAATCCGCCGATGCATTCTACAAGATCGCCTACTATGAGAACGAACTCAAAGTACTTGAGAGCGCGAGAGCTGCGGGCGGCGGCAGGTTCGGAACGATGAGCGACTACGAGCTGAAGCGTGAAGCCGCGAGCAAAGTCCTGATGACAGCGCAGTCGGCAAGCCAAGCTCCGCCCATTGTGAAGGAGATCTCTAAGTCGGGCATCGGTCTACTGTTCTCGCCGTTCCTCCGATTCAAAGCTGAAGTCCCGCGCATCGTACTGAACACGTACAAGCTCGCCATCGATGAGATGAGGAGCGGCAACAGCGTCATCAAGGCACGCGGACAGAAGCGTTTCAGGGGCATGACGTTTGTAGTCGGCGGCGTTTCGATGATCGTTCCCGCCGTACTCCGTGCGATAACAGGAATCGGAGACGACGAAGACGAAGCCTTACGCGCTTCGTTGCCTTCTTACTTAAGGAACCACACGTTCTTCTACCGCCGCGATGGTGATGGCAAGCTACAGTCTTGGGATTTCACGTTCCTCAATCCATTCTCATTGATATCCGATCCAGCCATGCGTTCGCTGGAGCATCTGCTGCGCGGCGATCCAGCCAAAGCGGCGGCATCGTTGGTTGAGACGGCGATCTTCGACCAGTATTTGGACGATCAGATCTTCTCGTCCGCCATCCAATCGCTGCGTGACAACCGTGATCCCGCGACTGACAAGCCGATCTATGAACCGAAGATTGATTCGACGGGAACCATTCTCGTCAAGTCAATGGCTCACGTATTCCGTCAGGCGTATATGCCCAGCGTTATGAACCGCGCCATCAAAGCTTATCAGGCGGTCGGAGCCGACTACACAGATTTCGATAGCTCGCCCATCGGCATCCTGCTACAGGAGGTTTATCCTGTTAAGCGTCACGATATCGAATTGGATAAGCAGCTTCGCCGCTATCTATCGGAGTCGCGTGACGTGTACAACCGCATCAATGAGCGGAAGAATGTACTGTTCAGCGAACGCCCCATCGATGAGGCATCCATCCGCGAGATCATCACATCGGAAGTGGAGGATAAGGCGGCGATGAACGAAGAGATCTACCGCAAGCTGCGCGGGTACGAAGGCTTGGGCTTACCGACTCAGGAAATCTACAGCATCATGACGGGCAAGAACATGGGTTACGGGAAGGATCGAAGCCGCTTGCTATTCAACAAGATGATGGATCGCCCCGTCCTTACGCCCGACTTCCAAGCCCGACTGGCTGACCCGACGAACGAGCAGGGCATGGAGCGGATGAGGATCGCGAACGACGAGCTTAAAAAGTACAGCCGTTACATTCTGATCGAGCCTTAATCATCCGACGCAGCGAACGCCGCAGCGTACACCGTCATCGGTATGCGCTGGCGGCAGAACACGCTCAGGCGTTGCTCTTCCTCAATCGATGCCAGCATTTCGATGAACCACTTTTGGTTCTTCAGCTTATTTATTTTTGTGGAAACGTAATGGATAGTGGATGCGTCCCGCCCTACGGCGGCGGCGATGCCCGCCATCGTCATCCCGCTTTCCCGCATCATGTGGATGGCGATCATCCTCCATGCGGTCACGTCCTTCTCGCGTGATAAACAAAGAAAGCCCGCCGTGACTTTTGCACGGCGGGCTACAGTTTCGAGAATGCTTTGGCTATTCAACATTAAAGTTTCCTGTTACCAGAAGCAGCGTTGAGTTGACTTGTTTGTAAGAGGCGTTGAAGTTTTCAAGATACTCATCGTCATCGTTATCCATCGCCGCGCTAACGATGGCGGTGATGTAGTTGTCCCGTGCCTTCGGCAGGTGCAGCTTGTGCGAGCGGATCGAGAAGATGGGCGTGAATGATATCACGACCCATGCTCCCTTCTCCAGACGCGCTTTGATATCGACGGGAATTCCGTTGACCTCTATCAGTTTTTGTGTTACATGATTCATTAGATTATTGATATGAGCAGCACCAGAATAGTGCTGCCGATTACTAGCAGGAGGATGGTTTGCACCGCCGCCCCTACATAGGTGCGGAGATTGTCATTCATCGCGGCGGCGGAGTCAAGACGGTTGCGATGGCGGCGAACAGGCGGAGACGGGTAGCATGGTCGATGTCCCCGATGTTGAGGGTGATGTTGCGAGCGGTTCGGATCTCCGCGCACAGCTTCTCCATCGGTATCGGTTCGGCGAAAGGGATGCCCATCTGGTTTCGCACGGCGGCAATCCATTCGCTGGCTTGCCGACTCGCGTTCCATCTGTCCATCTTCATGCTCTCTTCCTTATCCACCTCCACATAGAACAGACCATCGACGTGGGCTTGGAGTGATTGAAGCCGATGGTATCGCTCCGCCGATGCGGCGGCACGCTTGGCTTCGACGGCTTGGATGCGTTTGTTCATAGCCGTGAGACGGTGAGTGGTGGGAGATCGGCGGCGGCATCAGATGGATGCCATAGCAGGACGTTCCGCCCGATGACTGGCAGCGGTTCGCCGACGAGCGGCGTGCCGCGCTTGATGAGATACGCCATCGCAGCTTGGATGCTGATGGGGCTGGACGTTGACGGCGCGTAGGTTCCCGCTGGAATGCGCGTGAGTTTCATTTTGTTTTTCATGTTTCTTATTTGTTTGGTTTGCGTTTGGATAAGCGAGCGTGATCGGATGCGCTCCCCCCGTTTGGTTCATGTTCAGTCTTGCAGGACTTCGTGCGAGTCAGGCTTCAGGATGCCGATGAGGTAATCGATTACCTGTTGGCTGGTATCGTCGCCCATCGGGTGCGAGCCAGACGATACTCTCGTCGGTGTACTGAGTTGGAATGATACACATCCAGAGTGTACTGTGAGGACTAGGTGTTTGTTCATGGTTCAGGGTTCAGATTGGGTGTTCACATTTTCCTGCTAGGAAATCGTTAACCATCTTTGCTTGTTCGGCGCGGAGTTTTCTGGTTGTCTCATCCCACTTGAGGTCGAGTAATTGCTTGAGCGTATCCACGTCCCACATCAGGTCGTAGAGATCACGCCTGTCCATGAGGCGGACTTGATCCAGCAGCCAGAAGGATGAGGATGGATCTCGCTCGATTGACTCGATCAGTTGGCTTGAATTGATTTTGGTTTTCATGTTTCTTATTTGTTTGGTTCTTGTTTTAGTTAGCGGTTGCGAATAGCCATGCGGCGGTCGCCGCCCACGCCATCATGGTGATGAGTTGGGCTGCGAGAATACGGGTACAGGTTTCAGGTTTCATGGTTCAGGATTACTCAAATGCTAGCTCGATGGCGCGGGTGCATCCATCGCGTTCGACGATTAGCGTTGCAATGACGAAGTCAGGTAAGATGGAAGTATCCTCCAAGTAATCATCTCCGATGAAGATCGTTCCCGTCAAATCGGACGAGAACAGATCATCGCCCGTAAGATCGAACGGACAGTCCTCAAAGATGGCATCCTCATCCATCGTGGTGAGGTCGGCGGTGATCTCCGTGCATCCTTCCTCCACGTCCCAGCAAGAGGCAACAATGTCGAGCTTGTACTCCCGCCCGTCACAGGAGAGAGTGACCGAGCCGAGATCTAGAGCCGCAAAGTCAAGCTCCCCCATTATGGAGATCGAGACGTGGTTGATAGCCACGTCACCGATGAAGCCTTCGCGGAGTTCGCGGCGGCAGCAATGGCTTGGGCTGGTTGGCGGCATGGGGCTAGTCCAGAAACGGAACTCGATGAAGTCTTCTGCCAGTCCGACGATGTACTCTTGGAGCCGTACCCACGGGTCAAGCATCACGTCTTCGCAGCTGGATTCGATGCCGATCCACGGGTAGACCTGATCGCGGTCGAGTTCGGAGGCGAGCCAGTTGTCGCTGTCTTCATCCGATTCGATGGCATCGAATAGGCGGGCGGCACTCCAATCCTCATGGCTAGAGGATAGGAAGTGGCGGGCTGCTTGTTTGTATGCGGCGGCGTGGATGCTGTTGTTTATGTCGAATGTATTCATTTTTTTATGTGGTTGGTTCTTGTTTCAATTAGTGAGCGTTATCGGATGCGCTCCCCCCGTTGGTTTGTTTTTGTTAGCGGTGAGTGAACGAAACCACTTCACCGAAAGGGTAGGCGGCGGAGCCAGCTTTGCCGTAGTCCAGCCAGAGCATCGGGCAAGTCGGCTCTTCGATCTTTGACCAGTCCCATGCTTCGCCATCGGTCAGGTAGATCATTCCCTCAGCGTTCGGCACGTTGTCGCGCATCCACTCGAAGGCTGGAGCGAACAGCGTACCGCCTCCGCCGCGCAGCTTGTTCGGTACGGTATCGCCTTCGCGCAGCTCGTAAGCTTCGCGGACTTGATGGTCGCACGCCACCAAATGGATGGCTTCAGGATGCAGCTTCTCCAAGCAATCTTGGAGTTGAGCCAGCATCTCCGCCAGCAGCGAGTCAGGGACTGAGCAGGAGGTATCGACTACGACGACGATCTCAGGGAGCGCACGCGCAGAGCGTGCCGCGCAGATCGTTCCCGTGCTGGAGTAGATGGGCGCGTTGAATGGTTTGTCCCATCCTGTTGCACATCGGGCGGTCAGCCATTGGCGGAGAACGTCCGCCCAGTCCAAGCCGTCACGCTTGGCGCGTTGCGCTTGCACTTGGCGCGAGCCGCCAGCACCGTCCATGCCAGCGCGGGAATCGATCTCGTCGCCGATCAGGATGGACTCGTTCGCGGCATCGATGGCAGCCGCCGCTTCCTCCGCCGTCTCATCACCAGCCAGCTCAGGCTTGGCGGTATCGACCGCGCCCGTGCCGACCCACTCGTCGCCCAAGATTTCCTTATCTGTCTTGCGCTCGTTTGACTTACCGCCGCCGCTGCCAGCTTCGTCGCCGCCATCGCCGCCATCGCCAGCTTCGTCGCCGCCATCGCCAGCTTCGTCACCGCCATCGCCTGACTGGTCGGACTGGTCACCTGACTGGTCGCCGCCATCGCCTGACTGGTCGCCAGCTTCGTCGCCGTTGTCGCCAGAGTCATCGCCAGCTTCGTCGCCAGCTTCGTCTCCGCCATCGCCAGAGTCATCGCCAGCTTCGTCGCCAGCTTCGTCGCCAGCTTCGTCGCCTTCGTTGCCATCATCAGGCGGTTGCGGCGGTTGCGGCGGTTGCGGCGGTTGCGGCGGTTGGTTCTTGAGCAGACGCTGATAAAGCTCCTCTGCGTTGAAGTCTTTGCTGATCGACTCATCGAACAGGATGCCTTCGATGAATGGGAAAGGCACGATGCGAGTCTTCGCGAAGATCTCGCTGTTGCGGCGTTTGATCATCGCGTTGATGACGTAGTCGGCGGCGATGTTCGCGGTGTTGTGATCCTTCAAATGGCTGAGGCGTTCGCCGTGCGAGAGCAGCGCATGAAGAGCCTCATGCACCAGCAAGAACGCTGTCAGCCCGACTGGATCAGAGGTCGCTCCGATGCGGGCGAGTCCAGCTGGATTCAGCTTGAGCGTCCGCCCATCGGTGCAGCCGTAGCTGGTCGCGCTGGTTGGCTCCCACCGCATGGCGAGAAGCTTTGAGTATGCGAGTGACCAGTGATCGCGGACGCGCCGCATGGCTTGGTCGAGTACGGCGGAGCCGTTGATGTTTACTGCGATGGTGTTCATGTTTCAGGATTCAGGTTGGAGATTCAGGATGCAGGATGCAGGATGGTTTGTCAAATTATTTTCTCTTAAGTGAAGGGTAAACCAGCGGCTTAATGCGGACGCACTAAGCCGCTGGTTTGATGGGCAATCAGATGCCAAGCGCGGCGAGCGTGGCTTCCGCTTTCAGCTTGGCGGCTTTGATCTTGGTGACCGATGCGTCAAGCGTGCCTTTCGATAGCTCGCTGCCAGCGTCGATGCCTTCGACCGATGCGTCGAGCGTAGCCACTAAGGCATCCAGCTCAGGAAGCTGGAGCCAGTTGAGCGACTTGATGCGGGCGGCGTGTTCGCGGATGGAATCAAACCGCTCGCGGCGGATGCGCTTGCCAGTCGAGAGTTGCTCGATGGTTCCCATGACGGACGGCGTGCCGATAAGCTCAGTCAGGAGGTCGCGGATGGGCGAGCCGTGCGCTTCCAGCAAGCTGGCACGCACGCTGGCTTCCGACGATGCGCGAACCCGCGCCGCCACTTCGTTGCTCACGTTTTCCAACACCGTGCCAGAGATGGCGGCGGGTTGCGCGATCCACGTAAGCGTGATCCCGAAACGGCTGGCAAAGTCCGCGCCAGTCGGATACTCGATCTCGTAGGCGAGCGAGCCAAGAGCGGCTCTTGCATTGCTCACCAGCGTAGACCACTCCGCTTCGATATCGCGGCGGATCTCAGCCAGCTTGGCAAGCCCATCGTCAAAGATGCGCTGCACTTTGTCCACGTCACAAGCGCGGACATAGGACGCGCCTTCGATTTGCTGGCACGGTGGCGCGATCTTGCGGATCTCGCTGGAGATGGACGTGACCAGCGATGCGGCTTTGCCGATGCTGGTTCCAGCCCGTTCGACGGTAGTGACGCGAACACGCGCCGTCTTACGGCTTGCACCGTTACTGTTGCAAACATTGGCGGTCGCCGACTTGTGGAGAGCGGACGTTGACGGCGCGGTGCTTGCAAATTTGACAAGAACCAGCGAGTTGATGACGGATAAGTTTTGGATGGTATTCATTTTGTTTCTTTCTATTTAGTGTTTCAGTTAGTTTCAGGAGAATAGAGGCGGCTTAATGCGGACGCATTAAGCCGCCGATGGGATTAGATGCCTTGCATGGCGGAGCGCATCGGGTGCTGGTCGAGCGGCACGCCGTTGCGGGTTGCGGACGTGTACGCCCAAGCGCGGATCTCACCGCTGGCGGAGCCGATCAGGCGTGCCAGCCAGTCAAGCGCACCGCTGGCAACGGCGGCTTCTGGATCTTTGCCCGCTTCCTTCCGCGCCACCCGAACGGCGGCGTGCAAGAGAGCGTGTTGCTCGCTTGGATCAGATGGCAGCGGCTCCGTGCCAGCGCGGATGGCGGCAAGCTTCGGCAAGAACGCCGCGACTAGCTGCGTGAATGCGTAGGCGGCGGAGCCGCTAGCTTCGCCGACCAGTCCGCGCAGAGCGAGCGAGAACATGGCAGGATCTTCGTCGGCATCGATGCGACAAGCGGCTTCCCATGCTCGCGGACAAGCGTGAGGAGAGCCGTCCCACGGCATCGGCACGTCAGGATTGAAGTGATCGACTCCCTCACCGTTTCTGAACCGCAAGAATGCGTAGACTGGCGAGCCAGCCAGTCCTTCAATTGCCGCCCATTCAAGCCACTCGTCAAGAGTCGGCTCCACGCAAACCGACAAGCACCGTTCGACGAACGGCGCGGCGGGTACGGCGGAGCGCGTGCCGTCAGAGCGGCGGTTGCCTGTCACGATGATCTTGACATTCTCCCCAAGCTCATGCGTGCCAATGCGCGGCGAGCCGTGGGGGTTGAACAGGCTACGGCAAAGGCTCTGAATGCCCAAGTCCCACTCTGGATATTCGTCCAGCACCAGAAGGATGCGCTTCTTTCCTACCCGCTTGGCGGTGGGGAATTGCTCTGGGCATGAGAACCACATATCACGCGTGGTCGAGTCAGGGATGCCATAGCCGATGGCATCGGCGGGCTGGCTCCCGCTGAGATTGATAATCCACGTCTCATCGAAGCCCAAAGCGGGCGCGATGATAGTTTTCGGAATGGTAGTCTTCCCGACTCCGCCTTTGCCATAGATGGCAAGGAAGCGATTGGACTGGAATGCGATGCGAGCCAGCGCGGTAAGCTGGCTGATGTTTGCGGTTGCTAGTTTCATGTTTCAGTATTTGTTTTTTATTCAATGGAGCCGCCACTTTGCTGGCGGGCGGCGTGACCGTCAATTCTTTTCTGAGAAAGTTGCGAGTTGCTTAGTGCGGACGCACTAAGCGCGGGCATCATTGCTGGTGCATGACCAGCACCACAAGCCAAATGGCAAGATTGATGCCCGCGAGAATGGCGAGAATGATTTTCATTAGAGATTGATTAGATTAGATGAAACGAAGCCCGCTTAATGCGGACGCACTAAGCGGCGGGCATCATCCGACAAGCCCAAGGCTGCGGCGGTAAGCCCGCTTGGCGGCGGCGCGGTGCTTCGCGGGCGCGTCCAATACGTATCGCACAGATTGAAATTTTGCTTTCCAGCTTTCCAAGCTGGCAGCGGTGGGAACCCATCCAGAAGATTCAGCGGCGGCTTCTGGATGGCGTGCAATCCACGCCGTCACCGCCGCTGGAAGCGCGGCGGGGATCTTGTATACTGGAGCATCGCAGCTCCAATATTGGCGGTCTTGGAGGTGCAGATTGAGGGCTTGGTGGGCGCGGATGATTGCGGTGGTGGTGGTGGTGGTGGTGGTGTTCATATGGTTGATTTTCGATTAGAGATTGATTAGATGGATGAAACGAAGCCCGCTTAATGCGGACGCACTAAGCGGGCTTCATGTTGCAGGATTCAGGCAAGACCAGCGATGGTCAGCGCACGGCTGACAATTGCTGGATCAATGGATGCGAGAAGCGCGGCGAGAGTTTCAGCGGTATGACCGCCGCCGTTGTCGCTGTCATCGTCGCTGTCATCGTCGCTGTCATCGTCGCTGTCATCGTCGCTGTCATCGGCGGCTGGCTTGGCTTCCATCGCGGCGGTGAGCGCAGCGTCAGCCATGCGGAGGAAGCCAGCATCGCTGCGCGTCTTGCTGCGAAGGCGAACGCCGCATTCTGTCAGCGTGCGACTGATGTGCGATGCGCTGGCAGCACCAGCCACGTTGTCGCGGACGGTCACCGCGATGTCTTTCTTGCCAATGCCCGCTTTCTCCATCGCGGAGACTTGATTGCGGATGACAACGGTCAACGCGCCTTTCGCTTTGACAATGGCGGTGATGCTTTCCAATGCGGCGGCTTTGATTGCGGCGGCGGCGGCGGTGATGATTGCGGTTTGTGATTCGGTGTAGTTTTTCATGTTGGTAGTTTCAGGATGGAGGGATCAGGAATCGGGTTGCAGCCGTTTGCTGCAATTGTCCGCGCCGTCCCCCTCCGAATATAAATGCTTGCCAGCAGGGGGAAGCCTGAAAAAGTCCTTATGTTTCCTCACTTCTTTGTCGGCGGCTTTGACGGGCTTAGTGCGTCCGCATTAAGCAGCCATCCAGCCATCCAGCCCGCCAGCCATCCATCCATCCAGCCAGCCAGCCAGCCAGCCAGCCAGCCAGCCAGCCAGCCGATGGCATGACGGCAAGCCGCTGCCATCCAGCCGCTGGCAGCTAGTCGGCTTCCCGCTTCCCGATTCTGGCTCCCTCTTATTAGTATGGTGATCGAATCAAATAAGAATCACGCCGCTTTATCCATAAGTCACTCACCAGCAACAGCTCACCGACTCCGCATTACCTACATTGTTACAAGTTGGAGGGTACGCCACGGGTGGGTCGGCTGATTTTTTTGGGGCGGAGCGTTTACATATATCCCTCTGTAGAAAAAAATTTGACACTTTTCCAATTTGGGGTTACATCTCTGGCATGGCCAATCTAAAGAAGCAGGAATACTACAACAGCAAGCGGGACGAACGCCTTAAGTATCAACAGGAATACTATCTCAGAAACAAAGAGCGGATATCCCGAAAAAAGGAAGTCGATAACTTGATTGATCCAGAAAAGCGTGAGGCACTATATGTGTACAACCAAAACTACTACCTGAAGAACAGAGATCGTCTTCGCGAAAACAGAAGACTGAAGCGTGCTGAGGGAAAAGCTCAGAGGATCAACGTAACACCGCAAATTCTTGACGCTTTTCAAGACATTGAAAACTGAAAAGTCGTAACTCATTGATTTTTCAATAAGTAATTATTTGGCTACCCCCCTAAAAAACCCTTATAATATACGGAGTTACATTGCTTCGCGAGAATCAATGTAACTCCAACTAATAATAAAGTTTATTATAAGCTTAAGCAGAAAATAATTGAACAAAAAGGTTGACGAGACGCTAAAATGAAACCAAATACGCCCTATGGACACACTTGAGAACGCCAAAAAGTACGCTATTGACCGAAAGGGCAACCTGATTCGTGAAGGCAAACCCGTTCGCCGTAAGTTTCGATGCGGAAAATGGTATTCGCAGATCACCGATGACAACGGAAAGCGGAAGATGGTCTGCTTAGACAAGATCGCCAACCAGAAACCGACGCTTTCAGCGGAATTCATCTTCGTGAAGGAGGGTGCGATACAACATTCGCTCTATCCGACGATAGCCGTTACGAAGTACGGAGCGATATATTGTATCCTGATGCCCTCTACGGGCTTTTCAGCTGGCTCCTGCTACATGGTCAGCGAATTCATACGTCCGAGCGGACTACGGTACGTTTCTGTACGCAAATCGGATGGCTCACGTCGCACGATACGGGTTGCCAAACTCGTAAGCGACGTTTGGGGTTCGGAATCGATGTTTAATCCGAACGAATAAAGTATTGACAAATAATTTTAACTCGCTTACTTTTTTTGCGAATGCCATCAAGCCACTTAGATATTAAAGCACTTGATCTTCTTTCTCTGGACGAAAAAGGAAAGCCAGTTGAAACAAGATTGGAGAATGTGGCGAGTGCGCTATCGATTTTTAACTCGTTGCGGAGAGGCGACGAGAAGTCTGCGGTCACACGCGCCCGAATCGATGCGATGTTTGATGGAGCCGCTCCATATGACTCGTCCAAACTGCTGGCTACCAACCAACAGCTGAAGACTAACTTGAATTTCGGAGAAGCACAACGATTGTTGGACATCGCTCTTTCCGCTTACGTCGATCTCTACAGCTCGTTGGAGTCTCTGGTAGAAGTCAAAGGCACAGAAGGAGAAAAAAGTCAGTTAGGGTATCAAGAGGATGTCGTCGCTGAAGAGTTTACGCACTTGCTGCGTAACTGGCCCGAATTCCACAGCAGTTATCTGCGCTTGTGTACTACGTTTATTAAGCATGGAGTTGGAGTCGCTTATTTCGACTCGCCTGAAGACTGGAAATTCAGGGTCGGCAGCTTTACCGACATTCTTATTCCGAGACAAACCGCTTCTACGGAAAACGCCGTAGACGTAGCCGTTATCCGTCGCGACTATCTGCTACATGAACTCTTTGCGTTCATCAAGAACGAAGACGTAGCGGCGAAGATCGGATGGCTGCCTGACGAAGTGAAGCGGATCATCATCAAGAACGTCAAGACTACGGGCAGACGATTCAGTGAAGGAGGATCGCTCTACACCGATTGGGAAGCGATTCAAGCGGAACTCAAAAACAACGATCTGTACATTGGATTACAGAATCCTACTGTCGCCGTCTTGCATTTCTTAGTTCGCGAGATGGACGGTACGGTTTCGCATTTCATTTGCGCCGAAGATACTCCGAAAGACTTCATCTACAAAAAGATTTCCCGATACTCTTCGCCTGAACAAGCTTACGTGATGTTCACTTACGGAGTTGGTTCTAACGGAACATTCCATTCGATTCGCGGATTAGGTCAGCGTATCTTTAATCACATCCAAACGAGTAATCGCTTGAGATGCCAGATGATCGACGGAGCAATGTTGTCATCCGCTGTGATGTTGCAGCCAGAGTCGCAACGCGCTCTAGACGAGTTGCAGTTTACGTACTACGGAGCATACGCTATTGTTTCGCCTAACGTAAAGATTGTTGAAAAGGCAATCCCGAATCTTTCGCAAGCAGTGATGCCAGCGTTAGAAGATCTAACCAATCAGTTGCAGCTTAACACAGATACTGTTTCTACGTATGGAGCGAATCAGGCATCACCGTACAGGAATCAGATGCAGGTCACATCTGACATCGATGTGGCTACGCGTTTGTCGGGAGCCAGCCTTAATCTTTTTTACGCAGCGTGGAACCGTTTGATGCGCGAAGTCGTTCGTCGCGTTGTTCAAGTTAAGCGTCCAGACAAATCGGTTGCTGAATTCTATCGGCGTTGCGAAGCTCGCGGAATCAGCCAGTCATTTATCAAGACTCTGGATGTAGACCGCACACGCGCCGTTCGTTCCGTCGGCGGCGGCTCACAAGCCAATCGCGTTGTTGCACTTCGCGAATTGCAAGCGATGTCTGGCACGTTCGACGAAGTCGGTCGCCGCAACTTGACTCGCGATATCGTTAGCACTCGCGTCGGACACGATCTAGCAGATCGCTACGTTCCGAAGAATACAGAAGATCGCCAGACGGTTGACGTTAAGATTGCTTTCTTTGAGAACCAACAGCTTCAGGCTGGACAGCCTGTTCCCGTTCTTCCTTCTGAGATGCACGGAATGCACTTGCAAGCGCACTTGCCTACGCTTAATCAGATTATCGAACAGATCAATACGGGAGGAGCCGATCCGCAACAAGTGTTGCCTGTTCTCCAATCATTCTATCAGCATATCGGAGAGACACTTCAGTTTGCCAGCGGAGATCCTTCGCTTAGTTCTCTCGTCGGACAAGCAAAGCAAGTCATGCAGTACGCTGAAGAGGCCATCAACAATACGACGAAAGCTGCTCAGAAGATCCAACGGGATCAAGCGCAACAGCAAGCACAACCGCAAGACGGCAGTGCGCCGCAGCCTAACGGAGCAGAACTCAAGATGCAGGAACACCAAATCAAGATGCAGATCGCACAGCAGAAGGCAGAACTTGATTTCCAAATAAGACAAAGAAAAGCAGATCAAGAACAATCGATTCGTGACGCTTCAGCAGCACTCAAGTTCCGCGAGCAACAATGATTGACAAAGCTAAAATGGCTTGCAATAAGCCACGCACAACTCCTGATCATCCGACGAAGTCTCATGTCGTTAAAGCGTGCAGCAGCGGAAAAGAAAAACTTATCCACTTCGGACAAAAAGGAGTCAAAGGATCGCCCGAAAAAGGTGGCGAAAGTGAATCATACAGAAAAAGACGTGAAGCATTTAAAGCCCGCCACGCTAAGAACATCTCAAAAGGTGTGATGAGCGCGGCTTATTGGGCTAATAAAGTGAAATGGTAATCTAATTTATGGCATCAAAGCAAATTCCGATCCCGATCCCATTGGATCGTTGGTTCAACAACATTAAATACGTAGAGGAACTACGCAGCATACTGGATAGCAATGCATTCCAAACGGCATCCTGTATCCTGAAAGAGGCAGCGGGTCCATCGTACTCTTCTCTCGCACAAAGTGCGGAAAATAACAATCTACGGCACGCGTGGTTCGCGGGTTATCGAGACGCGTTCAGCGACTTGATGAAGTTGACTAAGCTGCCCATTGATAAACAACCACAAATTGATGAATGGACACACATATCGAATCCGTAACTGAGCAAATTCCGTCAGCTGTTGAACCAGAATCCTTTGGATCTGCGTTGGATGCAGCATTCGCTTCACTTGAAGCATCTAGTTCTTTTGATGACTCTTCTCCACCAAAAGAAGAAACCAAAACGCCTGATGTAGAACCAACTCAAACGGCGGGTGCTTCGGAAGAAGATCTGCTGGAGCAGTTGGGCGAAGACGGAGAATGGACTCCTAAAGCTGCCAACCGATTCAAGCAACTCAAAGAGGAGATGAAGACGTTCCGCGAAGAGCGGGATCAGTTCAAGCAACTAAGCTCAGAGCAGGAGCTGAAGATTAAAGAGATGTCGGGTCTGGTTGAGAACAAAGACATCGAAGTACTGCAAAAGAAGATCGCTGATTATGAACACGCACAGATGTTCACCAATCTCGAAAAAACGTCGGCGTATGAAGAAGCCATTACCAAACCATTGGCATCGTTAATCGAGCAAGCAGAACAAATCGCAAGTAAATACGATGTAGATGCCAACGCCATCATTGATATTTTCGCTATAGCAGATGCGGATAAACAGGACGAACGTATCTCAGAAATAATGAGCCACGCTTCGGATCGGGATAAAGCCCGTATCTACAAGCTGATGGAGGAAGTAAATCCTATTCTTACTCGACGTGCGGAACTCTTCGCGAACGTGGAAGAAGCATCACGCGAAGCCGAAATGCTGGAGGAAGCTCGCAGCAATGCACAGATGGCTGAACGTGCGCGACTGCGGGATAACGTGACGCGGAACGTCATGGAACGCATTACGGAAAAACTCCCGTTCTTGAAGACGTTTGACAATCTCGACGTATCCGCCATCCAGCAGAAAGCCGCCCAAAGCGATCCTTCCGTTATCCATCCTGTAGACTTTGCGTATAACGCTGTGTCGGCACAGTTGCTGCCGTCTCTCGCTCGCGAATATCTCAGTCAGAAAAAGGAGATCGAATCTCTGACAGATCGACTGGCTGAGTTTGAGAATGCAGAGCCACGTATCTCTGGTACTGGATCGAGTCGCGGGATGACGGGTTCAGGTAGGGGTTCAATCGGATCAGAACTTAGCTTCACGGATGCAATCAATCGAGCGTTAGGCGGATAATTATCTGTTTCGTAAACCAATCAAAAAAGGGTGTTGACAACAACACTCTTTTTTTGTACTTTTTTCTTGACGTAAGTTTCATCGGCTGCTCTAGCCATCAATTAGTTCTAAAAGGAAACGAAGTCAAGAGGCTCTGTTCTCACAATCATACTCTGTTCGGTTGCTCTAGCCATCAATTAGTTCTACATATACAGCGTATAAACTAACTTCTGTTTTTACATCTAACCCTTTTTTAATTTCTAACTAACTAATTTTATGGCTTCAGAATCATTCAATCTTGGCGCACTAGGCACTACCGCCATCAACACCATTCTTGCCGAAGAGGCAAACCGCATCGGGCAAGACATCTACACACGCACGCTTCATACGTCGCCGTGGATGGACTTGCTTAAACAATCCGCTTTCCCTGATGGCATGGGATATCGTCTCACAACTCTAATTTATGACCGCGCACTCCCAGTTCAAACTGTCGGCGGCACGGCTGTCGGAGTAAATTGGACACCCTTGGGAACTCTTAGCACTGAAGATAACGTCTTCGATACTGCAAAACTTGAGCCTCTTCTTAAAGATACTCTTTACGACGTTCAAGGCCCACGCGGTGGTGCAGGTAACGGCACTACGGGCGCAGATGGTAACAGCACTGACAACCGCGCATTCATTAACTTTGCTAAACGCCTTAAGAACTATTCTCTTAAGCGTGCCGTTATTGAATCGCCGCGTATCGCACTTGAGGATCTACGCTTCGCAGCTTATCGCCAAGAGCAGCTCCGCGCTATCATGGACAACATGACTACGGCTACCCGATTCACTTGGGAAAACCGCAATCGTGACGAGTTTGAGCTTATCAGCGACAACTTGATCGTCTGCAAAACAGCGTCTACCGCTTACGTCACTGCTCGCGAAGGTCTTATTGTTAGTACCTCTTCGACCACCGCAAATACTAACCAGTTAAATGCTACGGCGAATATCTCCAATGCTATTCTCGATAAAGCTTACTTCCAACTGGTGCGTAAAGGTGCTGGTGCAAACGCTTACGGAAAAGAAAACGGTCGCCCGATCTTTGCTCTTGTTTGCTCGTCTGAAGCATCTTACGCGCTGCAAACCGAAGCTGGATTCCGCGACGACGTTCGCTACAACGCATCCAAAGTTAGCGATCTGATCGCTCCGTTGGGTGTTGAGAAAGCCTTCCGTGGTTTCTACCATCTGGTTGACGATCTTGCGCCACGTTTCGTCATTGATACTAACGCTTATGTCCGTAAGCAACCGTATGACATTACTGCGCTCGCCGTTGTTACAGATAGCTCCGCATACGAGAACGCAACCCACGAACTGGCCTTCATCCTCCATCCTGAAGTGATGGAATCTCAAGTGCCAACCTCGTTCAGCGGATCGAATGGTCTTACATTCAACCCGCTCAACTATCGCGGTGACTTCAAGTGGACCAACATCCTCAGCGAAATCACTAACCCTGATGGTGGTATCGGATTCTTCCGTGGAGTTCTTGCCAGCGCGTCGAAGCCAATCAAAACCGATTTCGGTTATGCGATTCTCTTCCAACGCACCAGCGTCACTCCTGCTGCTGTTAACTAAACCCTAAACGCTAAGGGGTTCCCATAATGGGAACCCCTTAGCCTCATCCTTTAACTTAATAAAACGATGCCTACCTTAGACGATCTTCCCATTCTTGCTCAAATCGCTTTACCAACTGGTGATGACTTGTTTCCAATCTACGACTTGACGGCTACTGGCTCGTCCAAAGTGCGTAAGGTTTCCCTGAACCAGATCAATGGTCTTAGTGCTACTGATTTCACTTTGTTGAATGTCACTACACCTACTGCGTCGGTTACTGTCGCTACCAGAATGCTTCGTATTACTGGTTCTACTGGTAATACTGGAATTGTAACTGCGTCGATCCCAGTTCCTTCTGGAGCTTTGCGCGACGTTATTGTTCAATATTTTAGTGCTGGAACTGGTGGTACTGGTAGTGTTACGCTTAACATTACTGGCGGTGGCACTAACCTATTTACTTCTGCCGCAGCCGCCGCTGTTTCAAGTCTTACAGGTATTACAAGTGGTACGACTCTTCGCCTTCTTAGCGACGGTACTAACTGGTATCGCACCCACTAAACCCCTACCCCGCATCCTGTTTCTCGACTCTGGCTCTTCGCTAACGCGCAGAGTTTCCTGAAACAGGATGCGGGCCTACTTAATATTTAACTAACTACAATTATGGCAGGTAACTTTTTTACAATGGGCGGCGGAGCAGGTCAAACGAACCCTATCAACCCGACTCAACCCGCTCCAAAAGATAAGGGAGTGGTCCGAACCGTTCGGGATCATCTAGTGGATTATCTAGACCTTAATAAGGCTCCAGTCCCTAAAGGTCCAAACTACGCACCTCAAGCTGTACTCCCAAACGGAGGAAACTTTTTAACAATGGGCAATGTTTCGCCAGAAGCTCGCTCACCTTCGCAAGTTGCCGAAGTTCCAGATGTAGCTCTGGAGAGAGGCTTCCAACAGATTGACGAAGGTAATGTCCCAAAGGCAACGCCCGCGCCCGCCGCAACACCAGCTGCCCCCGCCGCTGGACGCGACATCAACGCGCTATTCTCAAAAGTATTTGGCGATGAAAATGCTCCGTCATTCGATCCTAAATCTCGTATGGACATTGCAAAGAAACAAGAGCTTGAAGATTTTCTTAAAAAGAACAACGATCTCTCTGGCAAGTCTGACACTCAAATCGCTCTTCAATACTACCGCCAACAGGCAAACGCTAAACGCAAATAATTACTATGAAAGGAATGCTCGCAATACCAGAAGGTCTTAAAGTTCCAGAGAACGAAGGAGAAATGTTTATTGTTCCCGTAGAGTTTGCCGTTATGGACGGTATGCTCTGTCCCGTTGCCATTGATGGCATCGATCTTCCTGCTCCTGAAGAGGAAGCTCCTGAAGAGGAGATGTCTGAAGAGGAGATGCCTGAAGAGGAGATGCCTGAAGGCGGCGGCTTCATGGCTGCTGTTGAAAAAGAAATGGGCGGCGGTAAGCGTTAATCGCTCTCCTTTCCTGTAGTATACTTAACGCATAAGCTTGACTTTATGTCGGGCTTATCATACTTTATTTTCTGTAATGTCCGCTGCCAAATACGATTTAACAATCCAAAAAGGAGAAGATTATAATTTTTCGCTGCGGATTTTAGACTCTCTTGACCAACCAGTCACATTTGGGTTTGCACCCTATGGGGTAGCAGAGATTAGGGAAGCAAGCGGCAAAGCATTATCCGCTAAGTTTACTATAGGTGGAGTATCATCGGGTACTCCAACAGACGGAACGCTTAAGTTTTCTTTGAGCCGCTCTCAAACGCTATCACTTGATATTAACAAACAATACAAATGGGATTTTTTCTGGTATAAGTCGGCTGCAAGCAAGAAGTTGCTTGTAGGATATGTCAATGTTGTACCGAACATCTCTAAAGTACTAAGCTAAATGGATAACTATTCATTATCAGTTATTGATAGCAATAGCTATTCATTAAAAGTTATTGATGACAAAGAGTTATCCATAACTCTTTTTGGTCCTGCGGGTCCAGAAGGCAATGAAGGAGCCACAGGAGCCACTGGATTAACAGGAGCCACTGGATTTAGAGGAGCTACAGGAGTTACAGTTACAACAGGTGGACCAGCTCAATCAATCCAATTTAAAGTCGGAACAAATTTAAGTGGAAACGAGAATTTTACTTATGACCAAGGTATTAATCTAGTACAACTCATCAACGGCGGTAGGCTGCTAGTTGAAGGTGGTACATTTCCAGCTATAGAAGTAGCTTCATCTTCTGGCCACGGTGTTCAAAGTACAACTAGTTTTGATTCTCCCTTTGTGGGGTATAGTGAATATGACGGTTGTACGTTCTCTAGTGACTTCGGAATAGCAGCCGAAATCTCCAGTAATTATAACCATGCACTGTATACTCACAGCTACACTGGGACTACTCAATTGGTTAGCGAGTATAATTACGGAGCGGCTATCCAAAGTTTTTCTTCAGCTGGCGCATATATTGAATCCATACAAAGTACAGGAGCAATTATAATTGGAGGAGCAGTTAGCGATCTAAGTGACTTCCCCGCTGCCCATTGCCGTTTTGGAGGCACTGCCGACACAAGTCTATCTATTAAGTCATCTGATGGATCACTTTATTGGAGACTCGGAACCGATGGGACACAAACGTGTACGCTAGCAAGACCATCAGCGATTACTGGGCAGCGGATCGCAACACTTCCTAATAGCAGCGGTTTGGTGCAAGTTGCAAACACAAAATCCAGCAGTGCGGACTTTAACGCAAATATAGGGTCCACCTCAACGACTTTTGTTAGTGTTGCGGGATTAAGCTATGCCAATACAGATCTTCTTGCCAACGGTCTTTATAAGCTGGAGCTTTTTGCACAAGTGACTCATGGTGCTGGATATTATAGGCTTCAAGCTCTTTTTGGGTCTAATATAGTCTACGCTGTTGGCCCTAAAATTTCTGCTTCAAGTACTCTTGTAGGTGTTGCAACAGCAACGGGTAGCAGTGCGGTCGATTTAGGGACCGTTGGAACAGGTGGTTTTGCAACAGCAAAAGGTATTACTACTACAATAACATTTAAAGTTGGTGCGGCAAACACAACATTAAATATTCAATTTGCACAATCGATTTCAAGCGTAACCACATCAACTCTTTTCGCTGGAGCAACCGTAACTTTAACAAAAATAGCATAATGATCATCTCCGAAAAATCACAATTTGAACAAGATTTAGAAAGAAAAAATATGCTGGTACGACAATCAGCTTTTTCTACGATGAGGTTAGTTAAAGAACTAAATGATAACAATACTAAGTTCTGGGAATTGCCTACAGATCGTTTACTCGCCGTTTTAAATTACGATGTACAAGCTAGTCTTGCTACGATAGCCTTAAACACTCAGTTAATTGACGGATTGACGGCAATTCTTACCGTTTTAGGCGGCGATTTCCTGCGATATAATGGGGCTTATCCAACTAGAAACGACATTTTTTTCAATGAAACTGAGTTTATTCACGCTGTTTTACCGACATTAGAACCAGAACCAGAACCAGAACCAGAACCAGAACCAGAACCAGAACCAGAACCAGAACCAGAACCAGAACCAGAACCAGAACCAGAACCAGAACCAGAACCAGAACCAGAACCAGAACCAGAACCAACGGCATGAAGTACCTAACTATACTCCTAGCACTAGCCACCTCTGCATTGGCAGAACGCACAGTGACCTTTGCATGGGACGCTACGGGGGATGCGGACTCATACACGCTATACGTCAATGGCGCACCTGTGGCATCGACTACCGAAACGCAAGTCACGGTTCAGATTCCTGACGGAAGAACCAATGTTAATGTAACGGGCGTAAACATTGCTGGCGAAAGTGCTATGTCTGCAACCCTTAGCGTACCGCCAACACCCACTATTCCCAAAGGGTTTCGCATTAGTAAAATAGTACGAATCACAACCGCTACGCCTAAATGAAGGCGTTCGACCGCATCATTCAAATGAAGGCGTTCAACCACATACCCAAATGTAGGCTTGCTTTCTTAAGCGCATAACCGTAACATACCACTCTTATGTCAGACTATATCTTAAAACAAAATGCTGGACGCGGCGGTGCTGCGTATGTTGCTGCTGGCGCACTTGTCCCCGCAGGAGAGTACGTGTCAATGACCGCATTGGGTGCAATTACAGCATTTGGAGTACCTACTCCTCTTCTTTCAGGAACACTGGCTATAGTTCCTTCTGGTGTAACTATTAACACCTTATTCGTAAGTACTGCCTCTGCGGGTGTACATACCATTACTGGCGGACCAGCTATTTTCTACAAAGGCGTAACGGTTTAAACTAACCCGCAATGCTAGCAGCCAACTACGACATTACCTTAGATCGCTCCGTTCCGTATGCGTTCACTCTCACTATCAACACTGTTGATGGTGTTTTAAATTTTGATCCTCTAACTTATGGTTTTTATGGTCATATCAGGGATGCAGAAACAAAAATTAAAGTAGCCCAATTTGTTTTTTCTGTGCCAGAACCTACTCTAGGAGCCGTGTTGATCTCTCTACCTGAAGAAGTTACTGATACTTTTCGAGGTGGCACGGATGCGTATGAGTACGATATCGTAATGGATTTAGAAGATGTAAAACGTCGCCTTTTATTCGGGACCATAAGCGTAAGAACCCAAGTAACTAATATTTAATCATGCCTGATACATATACATTAACAATATCGGATCTATCGGTCATCACCACTATAGGTAACTTAGCGGTAACGGAAGGTAAGATCGGACCTTTAGCGGTAACAGAAGGCAAGATTGGTAACTTAGCCGTAACGGCGGGCAAGATCGGATCGTTAGCCGTAACGGAAGGTAAGATCGGACCTTTAGCGGTAACAGAAGGCAAGATCGGATCGTTAGCGGTAACAGAAGGCAAGATCGCCAACTTAGCGGTAACAGGCGACAAGATTGCCAACTTAACAATAAGCGGAGGAAAACTCCAACCAGATTCAATTACAAATGTTAAGGTCGCATCGAACGCCGCTATAGCACTTTCTAAATTAGGAACGGGCGAACTCCCATCAACCATAACCGTTCCGTTATCCGCTAGCTCTACAACATCAGGTTTAGCTGCTTTAGCTACTTCTTTGAGCGGTGGCAGTGCTGGTAGATTAGCCTATCAGACAAACGCTGGAATCACTGCGTTCGTATCCGCAGGTAACTCAGGACAAGTATTAACATCCGCTGGAACAGGAACACCCACATGGGTAACTACTGTCCCTGCTTCAGCTGGAGGCACTGGAATCTCAAGTTATTCTTCTGGTAATCTACTGTACGCGAACTCAGCGTCATCGCTGGCACAGCTTGCTCCCCCCATCCAAGATTGTGTTTTAAAGATTAGCTCATCTTCTAATGTTCCGTCATGGATTCCCTTAACGGGAAGCGGCGATGCTGTTCTATCAACTTCCCCAAATCTAACCACTCCTATTTTAGGAGTTCCAACTTCAGGAACACTTACTAATTGCACGGGCTTGCCGCTTTCTACTGGTGTTACTGGATCTCTTCCAGTAGGCAGCGGCGGTACTGGTGCGGCTTCGCTTACAGGCTATGTAAAAGCGAACGGCACGGCTGTGATGACTGCGAGTGCATCAGTTCCTGTAGGCGAAATTTCTGGTACTCTACCTGTCACTAGCGGCGGTACTGGCGTTACTCAATCTGCATACGGTGACTATTATATCTCCGCGATTGTCCTAACATCGATAGCAACACAAAATACTTATGTAAAAGTTGCTGGCACTACTACATCGGGTATTTTGTCTAACTTTACAAGTGCCAGTAATACCTTAACGTATACAGGAACGACAACTCGTAAATTTTCCGTAAGTGCGGCATTAGCTTTTCATGGAGACTCTACAGATGAATATAATTTTGTAATCTATAAAAATGGTGCAGTAGTGGTTACATCAAAAATCTCAGTAACAGGAAAAGGTACTAATGATTTAGCTCATGTATCATGCCAATGTATTGTTGAGCTAGCTACTACTGAATTTATTGAAGTATTTGTTACGAATACAAGTACCACAAATGATGTAACAGTAGACTGGATGAATGTATCGGCAATAGCCCTTATCTAAAACTATGGCAATCTCCCAACTACCCCAAGCACCGTACAGGCAGGATCGGAGACTATTCCCGACTCCACTTACTACGGATGTCTTGTTCAGCGAAGTTCGTGATTGCACCCGCAACGCTTTTCCCGCATATGGCACGCCGCACCCTAACGAAACAAAGTGGCCCCACCACAAGCTGATCTTTATTAAGACCGTTGACATCGAGCGGGACGGGATCTTTGAGTTCTTCTACGCCGCAGACCGTGAGAATCAAGATCTCTACAACTTTGCTTCAGGCTACCGCAATGTAATTGGCAATGCTGGCGGACGAGAGTTTCGAGTAGTTGTTAGAGAGTACATAACTCCGCGAGCAGATTTCAATCCCGCACTGCCAGAGTTCGGATATGTCATGCCAGACGTACCACAAGATACGTTTGATGGTGTGTCTTACGTGTTCTTCGACAAGCAGCAGAAGAAAGCTGAACAGCCTGAGCTTGATTCTTTGTACGTTCAGGAAACGCATACGTATGTTGAAACGGCTTTCTTAGAATACAAGCTCTCGTACACAACTCAAGCACCCGATCTGGTTCCTGATAAGTTCCGTTCGTCACTACCGAGAACTACAACAGAAGAGATAGCAGAGGGGTTAGCCGTCAGTCCAATTTTAGCGGCGAACGAACTTCAAGCGTCTCAAGACCAGATCAACCCAAACGTAAAGCTTGTAAAGAGCGTAGTACAACCAAAGCCTACAACTGATGTAGTTCTCGTAGGCACACGCAACTACGTTGAGTCCGCCAAAGCAAATACAGTAGAGACGTATTCGTCAGGCATCCTGACTCCTGATTCTGGATTATTAGTTTCCCAATCAACGGTCACGCCAACGGGCGACGGTGGCTCTATAAGAGAAACGATTAACGTAAATATATGGCCTGAGCTTACCTCAACAGAATGGGATGATTTCCTCAACATTCAGTTGATAACAAAAGAACAGTTTATTGATCCCGCTGAATCAGACTTAGCGGAAAGTAACACGTCTTTTAAAGCGGTCAATGAGGACAGAACATTAAAAACGGTTCGACCCGTTCCATATGACGCTCTCCAACGACAAATTATTTCTTTTCCTTCTACGTTGGATGTTCAGCTTCCCGATACTTTAGAATCGATAGAAGTTGTATGGTCTTCGGATTCTGGTAGTGGTAGCGGTGGAAGTGATTGGGACGGCGAGGCATCTGGACAATCTGCTTCTTTAAGCGGGTCCGAATCATCTACTGGCAGTTCTTCGGCTACAATAAAACCTGACGTTATTATCAGCCTTAAAAAAACTTGGGGTTCCGATCTGCCGATAATGGTGCATTCTTTTTTTGCCGAGTCTGACAACGGACAGTTTTCTGCATCACAATTGCTATTACGATTGGCAGAAGTTACTGGATATTCTGTGAGCAACTGGCCAGTCTATAAACCACAGACACACAATATAATATTAACGGGAGGCAAAGCGCGTGTGTCAGTGACATCGGGTTGGAATCAACAAGCTGGATTTAACTTGGGTGCGCCCGTCGATACCTTTAACTACGCCCGCTCAACCAGTTCATCATCTGAAATAGATGTATCACTCAACGTAGATTCAATCCAGCTACCAGCCACCATCCACGGTTCAATTGTGATTAGTGGTGATCTTAAACGGGAAGTAGCAGTAGCAGCTTCTGCTTATGCGGCAGCTCCACCACCTGCCAACCCAAACAATATTATATGGCAAGCAATCAGTTCATCTACTCGTAGGGGGCATTTCGTAAAGGGATCGGTTAGCCCGTCTTCATTTTCACCAACCAGTCCAGCAGCAATACCCACTGCTGGTCAATACCTAATGCGTAGTGAGATATCTCCATATAAATGGGGTTGGCTACGTTGCACTTGCTATGTTTTAGATGCTAGCGTATTGAAGTAGCATTATAAAAATATGGACGATCCGATAATTCAGCGTGAAAGCACAGGGAGTCGGGCGGTTCCTTTAAGAACGAGCGGCCCCACTTCGCGTGAGGTGATTCAAAGTCTATCAGAAAGTTTGGGTATTGACACAGACGGAAAGTCTACAAGAGAACTTAAGGAAGCTCTTGAAAACAATATACCAATACTGCCAACAAAAAGACCAGTTAACCTCAACCCACCCGCCAACAATCCTGAAATAACAAAAAGAAGTTTCAAAGACGATTCAAGTTTTGCCCCAAAAAATAACGTACAACTAAGAGGTGCAGGAGACTTTTCAGCTGGACCTACAGGTCCAGTAGGTGGAGCCACAGGAGCCACAGGAGCCACAGGAGCCACAGGAGCCACAGGAGCCACAGGAGCCACAGGAGCCACAGGAGCTACAGGAGCTACAGGAGCTACAGGAGCCACAGGAGCTACGGGATCTGTGGGAGCCACAGGAGCAGGAGCCACAGGAGCAACAGGAGCAACAGGAGCAACAGGAGCAACAGGATCTGTAGGAGCTACAGGAGCCACAGGAGCCACAGGATCTGTGGGAGCCACAGGAGCAGGAGCTACAGGAGCAACAGGATCTGTA